GTACAGCTGCAGGGTCCCCATAAGCGCCGCAGCGTAGCTTTCTATTCTGTAACCACAAAGTTGACGATGGGTTGTCATGCGATACTGCGAGTTTTTTGTATTTGCCTGCCCTCCAAGTTCTCCAGATATTACTTGGAGCTTGGCTGACAACCACGTAGCAACTTCGATTTTTTCCAGCTCCGGATCCTCGATGCTGGCATTGCCCACAGATAGACTCGTCAGCGTCTTGCCGAACTGCGTCGAGTGGGTGCATGTCTGCTCGTAAAATCCAGGTTTGTATCATATCTCCAGTTTTCTCATTACTGGTGGATAGGGTTGCAATCATCACAATCGGTTGATTATCTAAGCAAGATGGGCCTTCGTAAAGAACCAGACCACCTTTGGTGTGAGTGTATTGTTGTAATTCCATAGATCAACTACCTAATTCATAACAACTATGAGAACAAGAAAATCAACAATCCAGAACAGCGAATCCAGTTTTTAATTGCTCTTCATGAGTGACTACGATCACTTGCATTCGTGCACTAACCGCGAGTTGGTTCGTAACGCTGAGAACATCAGCAACGCGAGCAAGGCGATCGGAGTCAAGACCGTAAGTTGGCTCGTCTAGAACAATAAATCCAACATCATGTGCAAATAGCTCTTTAAGCGCCAAAAGAAAAGACAAAGCAGCACAGCACAACTGCCCACCAGACAACTGCGACACTGTGGCAAACTGATTACCAAATCCAAATAAAATGTTGCCTTCTGTTGACAACTCCGCAGAGAACGGAACGTCAAAAGAATCGAGTAAGGAATTCCACTTAGCGTTAAGTTGTTGAAACTTAGATTGAATAATAGTTAGTGGTAGGTTATTTCTGTGGAACAGCTGCCGAAGCTTGTCCACATCATTTCGATAATGTACACGTTTCTCGGCTTGCTTATGTCCCTCAATTACTTGTCGTAAATAACCGTGAACATTTGCAAGCTCTGAAGACAACTGTGTCGCCCTGCCAACAAGGTAGGTGTAGTTTCTCTGGATTTCGTTACACTCGCTGAGAGTTTTTTGCAACCTCTCAGCCTCGCCCTGGTCATAGGTCTTGGCGACAGCGTAGACCTTTTCGTACTGATCATTGAGCGCATCAAGAAACCCACGCAACTCAGCACATTTAGTTTTGTGTGCATTAAGAACCGCAGTCAACTGTCCTTGTTGTTGGATTAGACTCGTTTGCTCGGCTATGAGCTTCTTGAGCGAATCCAACACCGGAAGCGTCTGTGCTGGCGGCAGTGAGTTTATCGATAGTGCGATACTGCTTACTTCATTTGACCATTTGCTATGCCAACGTTGGTATTCATCGATGCGGGTTCGGGCATCGTTGGCAGCTCGTTGATAGCTTTCGTATACAGTAGCGCGCGTTTGTAGCTCTCTGGAAAGCTGTTCGTAGTTCCTTCGATGTTCTGGAATACTTTGATTAAGGTCGATTGTACTTCCTGAAACATCGATGATTTTTGTAGTTCCGCACGTGGGGCAGCACCCGGAGGCAAAGTTTTCAATTGTTCTTTTACAATGTTCGAGATTACTTCTAATTCGCTCAAGTGCGACTCGTTCAGACTCTGCCCATTCGTCTCTGAACTCGAATTGTTCTGGGTTGGCACGTTTTAATCCCTCGGCTTCAAGTTCCCTGGCTCTAGAAAGAAGGAGCTTACGATAACCTTCGATTTTTTCGATATCCTCATATTTAGCCAACAACTTTTGTGCTTCGTTGTAAGGTGCGGAGTTATTGTTAATTGCTTCTTCGATTTTCTTGATCTCTGCGGAAATTTTATTTACTTGAAGTATCTCATTTACTAGAGATTCCTCAAGTGTGGTTTGTTTCAACTGTATGGCACTTGCCGCCACACACTCGTTTGCCGCAACTTGTTGAGCATTAAGTTTGGCTTTAAGCTCATCGATGTTGTATTTAGCGAGATCCGCAGCTACTTGCTGAATCTGCTGGGCTAGTGTGCTTTGCTCTAATTCAATTGCACTGCATTTTGCGGACACTGCCTCGACGGTCTCTAGCGGAGCATCTACGCGAATACCAACAGACACGACCCCAAGCCGCTCATATAAGCGTTCATAACGATCGGTACCAAACAGCTCATGAAAGAACTTGATCTGCTCGGCGTTTGTTCGTGTGATATTGCTGGTAAGTTGACCTTGAAAAGAAAATACCAATTTATCAAGCAAAGACGGCTTGCTGTCAAGACCTAGCAACTGAGTCAGCAATTGCTTGACCTGCTCAGCCTTGCGTATACGTTCTCCACTTGGAATGGCGAGCAATACCGTCGCATTGTGCAGATTGCGAGTGATCTGATAGTTGGCTCCATCTACGGAGAAATCAAGCGTTACACCGCCTTCTTCCTCTCCCCACTTTAAGTTTTGAATCTTAGTTCCTGTCGGATTGTTACCAGTGAGTGCAAAGTAGAGTGCGTAAATGATGGAGCTTTTTCCGCACCCATTAGGTCCGCCGATAACAATTACGCCACCAGGCGGAAAAACAATTTCCTTGTCTGCGTGCTGTCGAAAGTTCCGCAGAAGTAACCGTTGAAGTTGCACGGACCCTCCTTAAATGCCTAGACTTTTTTGGTGATCTTCGAGAACAGCGTCCACTTCCGCAAGTGAACACTTCACTAACTTAAGCGCCGTAGTGCATAGTTTCGAGTTTTGTGGAGATGCGAGCAAGTTTGAAACAACCGTATCAATAGGAGCTTCTTTTGTCGCAGAGAGTGCTGACTCGAGATGCTTCTTAGCGCTAGTCTCTGCAGAGGTGAAGAAGTTAACTTGATTTTTAAACTTATCCAGAACCTTGGACAACTCTTTAGTGAGTTGTGAATCGTCACTACTGTATCTCACTATTGCCAGAGGATTCTTTAAATCTTGGTGCAGATTATCTGGTTGGCTAGAGAGAGCTTGCTGAAGCTCTGACTCAAGCTGCTCGACGTGCTGTAATTTATCTAAAGTCATACGTACACATCTTCGAGTTGGAATTGGTATGCGCTGAATAGTGGGTTTGTTATTTTGATAACCGAATAAAATAAAGGATTTCGATATCGGTTCGGATGTGGACAACAAAGCACTCGAGCCACAGTAAGCGTATAGCCGCCCCGATTGATCGTACGCTTCAATTGCTTGATGGTAATCACCCATAAGAATAATGGAAGAGGGTGGTGTATCTGCGTAGTTGCTCACGCTGACGTTTGCGATCATGTCACCAGTGAGTAATGAGATGAGTTGATGACTGATGTAGATATCCGGAGTGGCTGCGTTTGTCTCTCGTACAAGACTAGTCAATGATGCAAATCTATCAGCTAGCTCAATGTGATTATTTGAGTGCGGTATTCCGTAAATAGCTACCGGCTTTGCTTCTTTCTTGTTGGACTTGATTGTAAAAACGGAATTCTCCGACAAATCATGGATATTGTTGTTGTCTAGCGACTGTGAGAGTACTTGGGGCCAAGATGGATTTGATTTGTCATGGTTACCCTCAAGCCAATACACAGTTGGAACTTTTTTGATCGAGTTAACTGCAGCAGACAGAACCGCTGTACTTGGTCTTGGTGTGTCAAACACATCACCACCAAGTACAAGTGGCAGATTGTGAGTCTTGCAGTAATTACAGATAAAGTCAAACGAATGTAGGGTGTCGTTTTTAATGTGTGGTCTACTTACCCATAGATACTCTTTTAAGTGATTGTCTGCTGTGAATGCAAATACTGGATAGAAGTTTTGTGTCATGTCGGAGCTCCAAGTCTGCATAGTTGTACAATTGTGTAATTATATAATTATACGGGTCTTGAGAAAAGGGAAGCGGGGGTCCGGGGGCGCAGCCCCCGCCGGGTCCCCCGAAGGGGGCCCGGTGAGCCCTTCTTCTTTTTTTGCTCGAGAGTGGCATGCCACGAACGAGCCAAAAAAGAAGAGTAGGGCGAGTGACGGTAGTCAGCGTACCAAGCGTAAGCGCGGTACGCTGACTAAATACAGCATGCGAGCTCTATCACTTCAGTAGGAGTGCCGAAGGCACGACCTACTGCATGCGCAGCATGCTGTATTAGTCTTAGTGATAAAGAGCCACAAAACAGTTTTCTAAATTGAATAAAAGGGGTTCTGACCAGTGATAAAGAGCCAAACACCACAAATAGGGGGCCCCGATGTTAATCAAATAAAAGGGGTGCTCAAATCTTTTTATTTTTTGTTAAGTGTGTGAAGTGATTTGTACTGTGTTCTCCGAGTAGGTATGTGATAAACGTATTACTAAATCCATACTCAGGAACACATATTGGTGGAAAATAGTATAGTGTTGGCAGTATCGTATTTAAAAATAGTTGTTTGTCCCGCACCACCGCCACTTGATCTTGCAGTGACGGGCTGCTATCATCTGGGTGTACTCTAAATAAGTAGTTTTGACAGTCTTCCAAGATAATTGTTGTGGTTACTGCTCGTTTCTTGTGTATTAGTCCGTAATTAAAATCTTGTCGTGTGAATAGTAGCGCTGACTTTAAATCAACAGATCTTCGAATTATTCTAGAGATGTATGCAGACCAACTTGTGGTTTTGTTCGTTTTTGTATTTGGTATGTACGCGCCTATACCTTCTTTAGTAATTACTCTGTAACTTAACTGACCAGTTGTTTTTTCGAGCAATCTGTATATTTCTACGAATCGACGGTAATGACACCACGGACACCACCTTGAATTACAGATCGTATTCCAGCTATGTGATTTAAGTTCTGCATTGTTGTCTTTTGGTTTAATGACAGGTAAAACACCAATAGGTCTACAGTTGGCCACACTTTGTAACAAATTTGTTACTTTGTGTGGTGTTAGTTGTCTTAGGTTAATTGAGTTCGGAATTCCTAATTCCTGCAAAGATCGAACATTAACGAGACTGCTTTGCACTTCCGCACAAAAGCCTCTAAGTAATCCGTACATTGTACGAATGTTATTTGCGTTATTTTTATCTAGTGTTGTGAGCGTGCTTTCTAATGCTGATTGAAGTGCGGCAGCTTGTATAGCGGACTTTGTAAGTCGTACTACAAGTTGTGATGGGTTTATCATGCTGTGCTTTTTCGAATGCTTGGTAATATACCGTAAGTTGCTTTTTTGTCGACTACTCGAAGCGTTATTTGCTCGCTTCGGATAAGGTAACAAAAGATAAGTACAAACGTACAATTACGTGAATAGTTATTGATAGCTAGTTTAGTGAAGGTGTCAGTTATAGTTGATGGTATGTTGTTATTGTGTATAAATAGTTCTGGCGAATGGCAAATAGCCCTACTGATTAGATTACCTCGTCTCACTGGCTACCTTTACTGCTGGTAAAATATATTTGTGAATAAAATCCGAAGTGATATTACTTTGCGGAGTTACTTCTATTACTTTATTCCGTATTTCGTTGTATGCCATGCGGTGCTTTCTTCTATTTTTTGCGTAATTGTGGACATGGTGATCTAGGGTTGCCCCGTTACCAGATGTCATTTGTGGGTTGATTGCTGGATATAGGCCAGGAAACAAGTCGCTTCTACGCACTAGATTTCTCCCACAGTTTTTTAACTTTTCCGTCTGATATCTGTCGTATGTCTAAGAGCCGAGAATGATCGTTGCCGAGTAGCAATTCGGAGGCTGCCCTGGGGTGTTTTGTGTTCTGTGCGTACCTATGCAACATGGCGTCAATATCGGAATATATATACGATTCTATCTTTGCGGCAGCGAGCCGTATTGAGTAACGTACGGAGTAATCTACAAAGAAGTGTTCGGGTTCTGTTCTTCGTTTCAATTCTTGCCACCTAGCAGCTGCCCGACGACATCTAGTCTTGGTTTAGCGAATAACGGATATACCTCGGGAAATGTCCTATAACATCTTATAAATAGTTCATCAACTAGACGAATATCGTCAGAATCCTGAATTAATCTAGCAGTCCATGTGTGCCGCAAGTTAAGGCATAAATCACGGTAGCTATATCGCGGCGACTCGACTTTACTTATTCTTTTCATACTCTTTAAGTCGATGATTAATTTCAAGTATGTCTACGGATGTTGGTAAATGCCACACAGACCTTGATAAATCAGATTCAGTAATAAAGCAAGGTCGGGCTATCCCGCTCTCTACCATGTGGCAATACCTGAGATTTTGTGCTGCGTAGCATACAGCTCTGTTTAGTTCTCCCCAGTTTGGAGTACCCAGGTACGAATCTGAACAAAATGGATGAAGTTTTGCGGGAATTCTCTTCATTTGGCTTCGGTACTCACTTGGGCTACAGTACAGACACTTACTTGCATTCGATTTTTCCTTCTGCTTGATTTATGTCAGGTATCACCGCAAAAGTCAAAATACGAAAGTTAACATGACTATATTGACTGGTGACAGCGTCCAGTAACTCTACGTATATTTTATATACGTCGATATCGTGACGTGCATCGTTGCGAATAAGTCTCTGCATAATGTTACATATACTATAGTCATCATTAATTGAGGTCAGCCACGGGGTGGGGTTTAGTGATAAGTAGGGCAGTTTTTTACGCTTTACTATGCGCATGTTCTGACTACACCGGACTGGGACAGCAAACAATTACGTGCAACCATAGACACCGTAGCACCTACTAAATCCACGAACCGAGGCTCGCTATCCAAAAAGGGGGTTTCTATTCTTGCTCTTGTATCAATTGTTATAACGCGTGGCAGCGGAAAAAACGGCTCACGTATCGCACTTGTTGTACTGTAGATAGATTTGCCATAAATTAAATAGCCTTGGTAGTTTGTCATCCCCTTTAGGTAAATTCTCTTCATGTGACAACCTTTGGCTTTGTAGCCTGTTTGGATTCATTTAGAGACTGAAAAATCGGAAAAGCCAGCATACTAACCCATATACGGGAAATATTACTTTGGGTATCTGTAAGCGGATCTCCTACTCTAAAGTAAATGTCTGATAGCACATGCTGGATGCCTACCAACACCGGCCAACTAACTGGAAAAGAGGCAACAAGTTTAACCGCTTGACAGGCTTCATCCGTATAAACCCCAAACCGACGGTCGCAGTGGCGCATGTTTTTGGTTTTCACAGTGTGACAACTCTGGTTCGAGTGAACTGGCTGAATTCATCACAGGGGCGGAAAAGCTAGCCACTTATCCCATATATTAGAAATATTGCTTTTATCGGATATAATTGGATTTCTCACACTAAAATAAATTCTTGACAGAGTGTCCTCTAAGGCATACTCCAGATCCTGGCTGTATGGAAAAGCGGTAACCCATACGATCTCCTCACATTTTGCGAAAATCTGATCCCCTAGCCATCGGTCAATGTTACTTATATTTTTAGTTCTCATCGTGTGCCACCTTTGGTTCGAGTGAACTGTTTAGAGTTGTCTAGAGTCGGAAAATCTAGAGATTTATCCCATGTACGTAAAACATTATTTTTGTCGTGTAAAACCGGATCTCTTACACTAGAATAAATGTTTGCCAGAGAGTACTCTGTAGCTAGTGGCAGATACTGAGTATCTGGAAACAGGTCAACCCACCTAATTGCTTTACATTTTGTATCAATACGAGATCCTAACCAACGATCGACGTTGCGTGCGTTTTTAGCTCTCATCGTGTGCCAACTTTGGGTCGGTTGGGTCGGTTGGGTTGTTTGAAGGTTTGTATCTTAGGTAATTAACAGCAAATGGTATGATCTGGGAGATAAGTTTATCTTGAGTTATTTCAGTAAGCGGCATCCCCACTCTTTTCACTATTGTTCCGTAGAACGTAAAACCTAGACCTAGGATCATGTGATCAGAAATAGTCGTACACGCATGATCCAACTTTCTGACAAGCTCGCGTGATGTTTTAGTTTTGTTGATGGTGGTCCTCAGGTTTTAGGTATATACAGGCTTTATTTTGTAATTGCCTAACTACGTTACTAGGGTGAAGTGAGAAGGATTCAACTTCATACAAGATACGTGTAGGTAAAACCTGCGCAAGTTTATTTTTTACAGGATCGTCACGCATAGAAATTCCTGTTTTCGGATCAACGATAAATTTAACGTTATTTAAAAGATGCACATAAAACAAGGTTTCGACAGAAATAATGCTGTCTGCGTCGTCAACACTTCTCCGTTTGATGTTATCTCCTCAATCCAAGTGACCTACCGAGCTCGATAAGTTCTGGGCTGTTACAGTTTATAAATTTATCAATTGAATGGTAGAGCACGATAGGTCTGATAGTGGTTCTAAGTCTACTGAATGCCTCTATGGTCGCACGGTTATGTCGAAACGCCCTCTTTACCACGTTGTGTGCTGGTGTAACTATCTTTACAAATACTTTTTCTCTTATGCCTTGTGAGTCGAACGCATCTTCGTGTTTTAGCTGAGTTGTTTTACCGCGCACGTTTCGACCTTTTTGGGTTGGCTCGCTTTAGTGAATATATGTGAATAGCGAAACAAACCAAGAGTTACTTCCATCCATAGCTGTGAAAATAAGAACTTCTGAAAGTTAAGTGCTGGGTGCGTGTAGATCTTTGAGTTATAGGCGGTCTCATAGTCTTCGAACGTCTTATGGACGCCAATAGGGACAAATCTAGGCGGACGGTGGTTATCTTCTAGTTTGTTCATTCGTGTTGCGAGTTGTGAATTCTGCTATCGCGTCTATGTTCGGATATAGTGGAAGGCCAGAACTGAAGCCAGCGAAGGACGATTCCACGTAGGCAACGGACTCACCTTTAAATATACTTTGTCGTGTGTGGAGGAAAACTCCCCATACGACATCGTTGATAGCAGAAGAAATAGCGCCTCGCTCAAAGTACGACCTGTGGTCAAATTTCATGGGTTTTATTGTTTAATAGTTAGTTCAAGGAAGCCTACTGTAGGTTTTCTGCACAAACCGCTCTAAAATTGTCATGGGAGTACTGTCCCATGTAGTTGAAAAGTCGGGAGCCTGGTCCCAACTTATCCAAAGCCTTTTCTGTCCTTTTAAGTGTGTTTGTATCTTATTGTCTATCGTACTATATATTATTTGCTCTTTTGCGCTTATTCCTCGTAACTCAGGGAATAAAGGCATTAACTCAAAATTGTTGGTTTTTCTCATTCTTACTTCTTTTGCGAGGTTTACGGGATTTACGCCGCAAGAGTTCATCAGTGATGTTTGTAATCTTAGTTTGGTAGTCACAGTGTGACAGAAATGCTAGTGAATTAGTCAGTCCGGTGGCTATTACTTCTAAGACATCTTGGCCAGACCGTGAGTCAAGTATTACTTTTCCGATATGCTCTGTCGTATCAATAAACTGTTGAGTGTGATCGCAGTGCCGGTCGAGGCGATCGTCGTTATCAGTACGTTTCACGTATTTTCATCCCCTTTGCTTGTGCGTTAATCGCCAATGAAATAAATCTATTTTTTAGGTCTGCGGGATCTATTTTTGGTTCTGGGGTGTAGCGAGAGCGGGTTGGCACTGGTGGCTCGGGCACAAACTGCTCGCGTAAAAAATCTATTCTTCTGTGTTTTATTTGTTTGTAGAATCGCTCTTTCAGGTAGCACTCAAATAGCTCAAACGATGTGATCATTCGTAGGCAACCGCATGGTCTACTTTTTCTCATGATCTACTTCTGCGGAACTTTCGACAGCACGCAGGCAGGGAAGTTGTGTTTCCGTTTCCACGTATGCGAGATGTTATAGTCGCAGCCAATACTTAACGGCTCTTCAAGTCTAAATGTGTTTCTAATGTAGCTTGCCGCAGCCAGATAACAGCATATAGTGTCGTCTATCGGAGTAACGCAAATACGCATATACGTAGAATGTGACTCAAACGAAAAAACGTAGTGCTCGTTGCTAATGCGTCTCATTGTTCTCCGGTGTAAATGTGTAAACGTTTGACAGAGCCTTACTGCATAGTCTTTTAAACATTTGCCAGAGGTCTCTGCTCGAAGTAGTGACAGTTTGAGTATCCGACAGACTATACAGAAGAGCTTGTGCAGGGTATCTTTTACACTCACTAAATATAGATCCTGGCATACTATTCATTAGAATGCAACAGATATGAGCATCTGGCGATATATTTGATTTTTCTATGAGTGTTCTAGTCGATAGCGCTCGCATTTGGTTAACTGGGATGCCCGTGCTTCTATGTTCACCACAAAGAGAAAGACAGTGCATTCAGTCCGTGGAAACTCCATATGCTTAATGTCAGCGAGCAACTGTGACCGCTTTCCTTCGAATGTCTGCACTACAGGACCAGCGTGCATATCAGAAATGTCAGATATTATTGAAATTTGTACAGTTTTCATTGAGGCGCTAGTTTCACGCCATCGGCCACAGTCGCTAAGCTTCATGCTGTTTTCCGTGTTGTACTTTGCTTACAAACGTTGGCACACCACTTATGGTGTGCCAACTATAGTGTTATTTAGCTAGCGAATTTGCTTCTAGTTGTATGTCTTCAATATTTGGCGGTTCTCCGAGATTCAAGCGCTCAGCCAGAGACTTTACCTGACCTTCAAGCATTTTTTTCTCGATAGCGAGAGAGTGTGCAGACTGGGCAATCATCGTTCCAGAGTGTTTGGTCAGTGCCTGCGATGCTGCAAACACCTGCATGCACTGTTGAATGGTCAGCGGGGCGTTGTCTCTTGGAATGATGAGCCCGTTAAACTCTTTTGGGTCAGGCTTTCCAGACTGACTTGGAACCCAGCCAACACCGACAGCGAGTACGTTTATGCTTGGGTACCTTGACATAAACTGCTGTAAGCTGATACGCAGCTCATCTCGTGCTTTGTCAAAATCCATGCTTGGTTGATCAGAAAATAACATAAGCTGGTTTGCATCATCTTTTACATTATTTTGCTCTTCACTCATAGTTATCCTTTAAATGTTTTATGTGGACTTTTGTTGAATTTGCTAGTGATATCGTTGAACGTGTTGGCCAGTCGGACAACCGCAAAAAACGCAGGCAATAACCAAAGTACAGGCATCAACGCGCACACCAAACAAATACCGCCAACCCAGTGTGATAAACAAAAGCCGCAGGCGTACACACGACAAAGTAGGTCCGGCCTCCCTACTCTTGTTTTATAGCGCTCCATGAAATCGATCACCCGCTCATCATGACGGAGCCATTCAGTCATTCCCCACGTCCCTACTGCGGCTATTAGTAGCGATAGTAGTATTGTCATCAGGTTCTCCAAAAATCTTAACGCAGATGAAGCGCAAAACAACCAGCACAACGTACTTTACCAGTAAGAATAAAATTACAGGTATATTAGTGGCCAAGATTAGCAATATGCAATAAAGTAGCGCAAGCTTGTCATCTGTGTCTATGTTGTCTACTATCACTAGTGGTTATCTAATTACTGGCATCCGAATTATCGTAGGTCCGGCTTTTCCGACTGGCTCGGTCCTTGGTACGACCGGAACCTCAACTAATCGACGATGTGTTCGGATACGATTTAGCTGCATCCTATGTGTTTGGAGCTGCGTCGGTAACCATCTCTTGCGCTGTAAATACCTGGTTGCTGTGAGTCTGAATTGCATGTATAATCCTCGTAGGAGTTCTGCTTATATGTTATCAGAACAATCTACGCAGGGACTAACTGCGTATCAAAAACTCCAGACCTGGAGCCAGTCACAGAGCACCGACGCGCCCGAGCCATACAGTAATGGTTTAAAATATGTAACAGAGTTTGTAAACACTACACAACTAGAGACTTTGGTGCCTGTCTTACCGTTGCTTCTTCGTCTAGAGGGTAAGCCATTTTCTTTGCGAGATCACTTTCCGATGGAGCCCATGTATAAGAGGCTTCGTGTTCCTCCACGGGCAGTGATGAAGTGCGCAAGACAGGTTTCCAAGTCCACAACATTAGCAGCTCAAGGAATTACTCGCGGGGCAACATTACCGTTCCTAAATCAGCTATTCATAACTCCGCTATTTGAACAAGTTAGAAGATTCTCTAATAACGTAGTTAGGCCATTTATAGATCAGTCGCCTATTCGCCACCTGCTCGTGGGTGAAGGCTCACTGAAAAATCAATCTGTATTTCAAAGAACATTTGCTAATGAATCAAACATGTTCTTCAGCTTCGCGTTCCTCGACGCAGAACGCGCTCGTGGTATCGCAGCCGATACTTTGGCGCTGGATGAGTGTCAGGACATCGACATAGACTTTCTACCTATTCTAGAGTCCTGTTTGTCCGCTTCGCATCTTGGGTTAGTTCAGTTTTCTGGTACACCAAAAACCACAGACAATCCACTGCACGTATTTTGGGAGGATAGCAGTCAAGCTCATTGGATTATTAAGTGTAGGTCGTGTTCGCATTATAATGTTGCAAGTATTGAGTGCGACCTGGATAAGATGGTACAAAAAGACGGTCTTCGCTGCAGTAAGTGCTGCAAAGACCTTAATGCTCGCGAAGGTTTTTACCATCACCTTTACAAAGACAGAATCCATCTTTTTCCAGGTTATCACGTACCTCAACCAATTCTTCCGATGCACTACGAGAACCCAAATAAGTGGTTCAAGTTGTATCAAAGTAAATTAAAATGGCCACACTTTCGGTACTTAAACGAAGTTCTTGGAGAAAGCTGTGACGTCGGTACTAGGCTTGTTACGCGCACTCAACTTATGAGATGTGCGACTCTACCATGGAATCTTAAGCTCCAGGAAGCTTTAGAAAAGTTCTCTGAGCACGGTTACGTGCGCACAGTATTGGGGGTTGACTGGGGTGGCGGTGGTGGAGGTACGATTAAAAAGAAGCGTAACCAAATTGTTGTTGACGGGGGTACAACATCGTTTACAGTAGCGTGTGTTTTGGGTTTTAAACAAAATAGCCCTAATCCAGATGTTATCTATGCAGAACGCTTTTCAATTGGTATGAGTGCAGATCAGGAGACACGTAGAATATTAAGCTTATTTAACATGTTTAAATGCGCGATATTGGCGCACGACTTTGGCGGTGCCGGTGCGCTCCGTGAGACACTTCTGGTTCAGGCAGGCTTTCCGTCCGAGCGTATTATGCCGTGCCTGTATACCGGTCCAACAAGTAAACCAATAGTCAACTTCCATCCGCCGGATGAGATGGGTAATCGTCGATATTACTCAGTAGATAAAACACGAGCATTAGCGTTGGTTTGTAGTGCTATTAATGCAGACATGGTACGTTTTCCACAGTGGCCATCTCACACCGAAATAGATCACGTGGTATACGAGGACTTTTTGGCTCTCGTCGAAGATAAGATTGACAGACCCGGGGCTTCAGATTTGTATCGCATCACTCGTAACCCTAAACAACCTGACGATTTCTGTCACGCCCTTACCTTTGCGTGCCTTGCGCAGTGGCACGCAGAGTTGGCGTTCCCTGATTTAGCCAGACGTTTCGGGCTTTCGAGAAATGAGGTTGGCGAGGATATACTGAATTAATAGCAGTATCAACAATCTCTATTGGGTCTATGTTTTCGCGGTATCCCAGAGTAAAACCTGCAAAAATTAATCTGCACTTATAGTTCTGTGACCCAACAACAGTCAGCTGTTTATTTATCGCATATAAACGACTGTATTTATGTTGTTCATTATTGTAGTTCATACGTCGCATCAACGTGCTCTTCTGCTTGTTGTTTGGCGCACAAACTAAAAACTTTATTGATTCCGTTGTCGTAAATTATATGTTCAGCACCTATCCAAACCATTATCTTGTGTGCTAATTTAATAAACGGTTTACGTGAAAACGTACCAAGAACAGGATATGGGTTAAAATCATACTCCCAGGTTGCTTTCATATAACTACAGCTATAGATATATTTTCTGGGCCTACACACGATTCTTTTCATAGGTCTCCGCGATTATCAAAACAGCAGCTCTGTGCACAATGTCTACTGGATCTGGGTCGTTTCTGGGTATCCGCGTAAAGTCTGGAAAATTTAAGACGTACGCAAAGTTCTCTGAATTAGTAACAGTCATATGTTTATTTATTGAGAACAAACGACTGCGTCTATACCCTGCAATCTTACGATTCGTACGTCGCATCAACGTGCTCTCCTGATTGTTGTTTGTCGCAAAATTCAAAAACTTTATTACCGCCTATGTGAGAGGCTATATTTTCATCGTAAACCATGAACATTCTCTTATGTGCTGGTCTAATAAATGGTCTACTTAAAAAATCACCAATACACTGTTGTGTGTTTAAATCGTACTTCCAAGTTGCTGTACTGAAAACATATCTACAGAGGTAAAGGTCTCCGATGCGCCTGTTTAAGATTCTTTTCATAAATTTATCCCATCCACACTCTCCACCTAATTTCTTGATCTTCTGTGTGGCTCTTAACGAGTTCGTAGTTAGCTGTTACCGGTCTAAACATAAACATCACTGCTAAGTCGGCCGCCGGGCTGCTGAAAACTTGCCATTGTTTTTGTAAAACTAATAGCATTTGAGTCTCTATATCAATGAGGTTAGAGAAGGGTTTTGTTTTTTTCGTTCTCATTTTGTTGTTGTGGTTTTTGTCGCAGTATTAGCCTGTGGCCATACATAGCTATACGTGGTTGGTCTTACCCTAGCTTCCTTCCAGCTAAACTGTTTATACCATTCATAATCTTTAACAAGTAATGCAACTCGATGACTTTTATGTAATAACTCATTACCAACCCATGCAGGGGTTTGCCTATCCATAAAGTTGTCTAATCTTCGAATCTTATCTTGACAAGTATCTTTAAAACCACGTGCAACCCACTCTTCACACATGTGATATGCGTAGTCACATAAAGACCCTTCGTAACCTCGCCACATGACAGTTGCCGGATGATTAATCCAACCTTTTGACAATCCAAGTAATGCTTTAAGTATTTGCAAACATTCAACTCGTTGCTTACCTAGTCTCTTATAGTCCAAAACTCGTGCACACTCAATGTAGTTTTGATCTGGTAAGAACGTCTGCAATGTTGTTCTCCTTGGTTTGTCGTGCATTGCATTTTAATCGAGCGAATTCACGCAATAAACGGCTTTACCGTTTTAATAATAGCAGTAGAAAATGCGTCGTGTTCCTGTAAAGTAACTTCATCGCTTAACCTAAAAGCTATATCTGCGCTAACCGTTACTTGTAGTTGCGCTGTTTTAAGGTCTTCGAACGCATGAAGAGACAAATTTTCAGTACGCGCTGACAAAGCGCACCGATAAAGAGTTCCAATGAAGTTCCACTCAGATTTTAACTTATTAGCTATTTTATAGTGTTGCCCGTCTTCGAACTCATTGGCTCTGATGGGCTTCATTTGTGTGTTCGTCCTTATGGTATGTGTGGGCGTACTTGTGAGACGGCAACAAAAAACCTATTTAAATGATATCGCCATACATTAATGCACGCTAACTCAACCCTCCAAGATTCGTCTGCAAGCCAAAAAAGTTTATCAATACTATACGGTGATGTTGGTTGGAATGCAGTTCTTATATTATATAACGAACGTTGAGCAATTTGTCCGCTGCTAGTTATGCGTTTCAACCAAGCATCCTACATTTTTTCGCGTGTGTTTTGAATTACTTTCAACGTGAGTATATGTAGTAAACTTTCCGCAGCCATAAGTCTAGAATGTTGCGCTAACTTGCGAAATCTATAAAAGTTAAAGTTAGGCGGCGTATGTTTTCTGAAATCATAAAAGCCTTGTTTCATACGCGTAGTCGGTAACTCTGGATCGTCGGTGGGCCAGAATTTGGGTATATTTCTACGCATATACGCGCCCAAGTTTTTCGCGCCGGATCAAACTTCTATAAAAGATACCTAAGTAATTATTCCATATTAAGCTAGGTTGCAGAAAGTTGTCTGAAATCTCGAAACGTACTTGCATTTGTAGTCTACGATCCCCATCCACCCAGTTAAAAAATCTAGAGTTTGATACTTCTATACACTTATCAAATAAAAAACAAATACCGCTTTTTGGGTCGTTGTACGTTTTTCGCATACTTACCTTTCTGTGTGCTTGTTTATGGTACATTTAATCACGAACAATCTCCGAGAAGGTCGACAACCACTCCTGGCGTAACTCTTCGTAAAGTGCCTTCGTACCCATCCAACCGTTTTCTACTTTAATAACCGCCTGCGTTGTTGGAAACGCCTGCTCAAGTATGATCGGATCAGGAACAAATAATCTGGTTTTTTCCAGTGTTTCTCTGAGTCGATCCCAGTCTATTACATATCCAGTTTTTTTCTCCCAGATACCTTGATGTTTCTTTTCTACGCCTAGAGTTAAGTAACCTTTTTCAATTGCGTAGAAAATTGACCACAGTAGCATATGCCAACAACTTCTTCCGGTGGATTTTATGTTAAGACGCAACTGTGATGCATGCACATCAGAGAGTCCGCCATCTTTAAGTACGCTAAGTACACAAGACCACACCGACTCCAATGAACAATCACTCAGCGCAGCTATGCGCGGAAGACAGTAGCCGAACAGCTCCCCCAGACCCTCCAGCTCTACAACTTGATTTGTTGCGGTGAGTATCAACCAATCAGGGTAACTCGCAACATTACTGATTTGACGAGCTGTTAATCCACATAATATTGCATTATGCTCTGGTCTATCTAACCACGACTCCCAGTGCTCAGCATCAAACTTCGATGGGTATGTTATTAGCGGCATGTCATGCTTTAGTTCTAACGTCTGGTATTCTTGCATTCTATCAATATTCATGGCTTTTCTTTGGGCGTAAGCCTGTAACCCGAGCACTGTACCAAGATGCGTTATCCCGGAAAATTCCTTCGCCCCTAGCGCAATACCTTGTTTTGGTAACCCAAATTTTGCACGAAGTAGATTTAAAAATATATACGTCAGCAAATTCAAATAGAAATTAAAAGATTCAACGTTGTTCGCCCAGTTACTAACTGTGGTGTGCGGCGGAAACTGTCCACTTGGTAACAGGTGCGCAGACGGTACTTTAAACATAGACCCGTCTTTTGGTGTCGGGGTAAAGCTGTTCACACCTACCTCAAACTGAACAAATCGCCACAACTTCTGTACTGGGTACCAGCCGATTTTAGTAATTGCGTTAATAATGCGAGGTCGACTCAGATTCATAACAATTGCAAATAAATCTTTTGCCCGCTTCTCATCTATCGACGGAACAAGTCCAATACGAAGACATTGATCGGTTATCCAGTTAGAGAAGTTTTTTCTAATAGTTTGTTCGGTATCTTTAAATTCGATAACCTTGTCTACGATTGAAATATTTCCAGACAGCACTCTATCTGTATCAGTTTGCAGTATTTCTGTGAACTCTACGCAGACATCAAGTACTTGAATTTCATTTGGATTTCTAACATCTGTAGATAATTGAAATATACCTTTTCCCGGTCTATAGCTAAATACCAAGGATCCGTACTGAACTGTCCTGGCAATATCAACCCTGTAGAAGCACGCCGAGATCTTAACCCACTCGCCGTCTGTACAAGCTTTACGTAGCATTTCCATCTCATCGTACGTAAGCATTGGATCAAGTTGTGTAATGAGTAATTGACGTTGAGTGTGGTCCGGTGTCAGTAGAAGTTGCTTAAGTGCTAAGACCCAAGGAACAGCACTATCCTTGATCTGCTTCACAACACCGTCAAATTGTGTAGCTACAAACGCCTTTTTAACCTTATCAAATTCTGGCAGGTTTGGTCGCATTGCGATAAACCCTCTGTCTTTGAGTTGTCTGGCGGCGTTTATTCCGTCTATGTTTATGTTATAGTCCCAGAAAATAATTCGTTTTGCTTTTAGCGACTGAAACGCTAAAGCTGTTGTTGTTGCATAATATGAACGCGAACGACCGCAGTATGCAAAAAATCCACAATCGTCATCTGTATGATGAGTGTTAAACCAACGTGAACGTATATATAAAAATAGAATAGGATCAACTAATCCTATTACATCCTCATCTATTGTGGACACAGCAGACAGTCCGAGTATTCCGCCTTCGGACAGCGCCGGTATACAGTTCAAGTGTTTGAAGGCTGGGGTATTGTCAAGAAGTAATAAACTGGCCAGTTGTCCTGGGGCAATCTCATATGGAAGCATAAGGCAATCTGCCCACATGAAATCGTTCTTTGTTAGTTTTGAATACAGTAAGCCTGAAAGCTGCCTAGCGCCGGCCCACGATAAAGAACCTCCAAAGCGACCAAGTGTTGCCTGTAGTTCGAGCTTGGTCTGATTCGACCACAGATCAAGTCTTTCAAGAATATCAATTGTATTGAGCGGTGCATCATTGCACACTCTTTGATGTGCGCGCCTGATTACGTGTCCAAGATCGTCTAACCGTTCACGATAAACTACGTACTCAGAAATTTGTGATTCTAGGTTATTTACACCGATAGAAAGTCCGATATCATTAATAAGTGAGTAGACGGCAGTCCGAACCACAGGAATGTTCTTCAGCTCTTGATACAATTGGATGGATGTCCAAGCAGCTTTACACTTTGCACAATGCCACCGCCAACCAGCGGTTTCAAAGTCGCGATAAATGTTCATCAGCGCAGCATTACATCTTGGGCAAATCGTGGAGCGCACTACGCCGTCGCGTATGTTAAGATTGAAGTGTCTCGCAATCGCCTCGTAATCAACAAATCGTTCAAAATTTCCCGGAGTAACCATGTTCTCGCACCAGGTAGTTAATACTGTTCGTCAAACCTACGGCATGCCCGAATTCGTTAAACAAGCAGAGCTAGACGAGCCTGCAAATAGCCTTGGGTACAAATTTGCTGATCCTGTGAATAATAAATACCCTATTCACAACAAGTCAGCATGTTACGTATCCAACGCTATGTTCTGGCACGAAGCTCTAAGCAATAGTACAGGATCTAAGGAAGTCGGACAAGCTTTAATCAAGGCTGCCGAATTCTGGGGAATTCTGCCGGATGTGCAAGAACGTATTCTTTCGCAAAGTGTCAAGCAAGCCTCTATGATGACGATGGAACAACTTCCTGATTCCTCGTTTGCCTTAGTTCAAAACGATCCAGAGAACCCGGCAGAGAAGATTCGGCTGTATCCAATTCTGGACCCAGAGACAACAAAGCTTGCTGCTGATAGTCTTTACATGAATCGATTTAACATGCCTCTTGGCTGGAAGAAGCAAGCTGCCACTCGTATTCTTGCAGAGTATGAAAAAATGGCGGCAGATGTACAGCTGTCGCATGCGTTAAGTGAGCCAGTAAGAGACTATCTAGATAGAGCTGCAGGTTGCGGTATCACAACAAGCAAGACTCTTGCAGTTGTGTTGGAGAAAAGAGCGCAGATGCTTGCCGCGAAAAAAATGACCAAGGAAAGTCAGGCTCTGAAAGAAGCTGCAAAGGTTTTGCGTAGTCAGAGAAGTACTCGCACTGTATGCGAAAAGACTGCAGCTTTGTTGGACGAGGTAGACACTCGTACTGGTCTTTATCGCGAATACTCAAGTATGCTCGATCTGCCGGAAGAGGCTTGTCACGCAGTGTTGACCCGACACGCAGTGAACGAATTGGCTAAGTATGTCAAGACAGCAAGCGGATCTACGTATCGCTTAGATGATTTGGTTAAGGCTGCACAAGCATTTCGCGTTAACGACGTCAACGTAGAGAACGATCTTGGAGATGTCGATTTTGAAAAGGTTCGAGAGTTCGCGAAGACGGCTAGCGCAGCCGAAGCAAACAAAGTAGATATCGCGCTGAGCAATCTCGGTATCGAACAAGCAAAACTTCCGTTTGATCTTAATATCTTCACTAAGTAACTTTCTCACGCATGAGAAGATCTTACGATGCTCACCGAAACCCAACGGTCACTTATTCGTCACGTTCTTGAAAATCAAGAAACGTTTACATTTACCATCGCTACTATTCTGTTAGATAACTATGAAACACAGTGGCTCGATTGGGAGATCGAGACGATCGAAAGAGAGTTGTTTGAAGACTTTGGAGCAAGACTTCAAAAGCAAAATCGCGACAAGGTTCTTACCGCACAAATTCTTATGACTACTGACCAGTTCTACACAGACTGGCTAGTATTTAATTATGCATGCGAGGTTTTGAACAATGACCCAGTGTTTCTTGATATCTTCGATCCAGCAACGCCAGATCAACTTTGCTGGGCTGTGATCGAAGCGGCGCTCTTCGAAAGTAAAGAGTCTGCGCCGGAGTTTTCTGATGAGGTCAAGAGTTTTGTCGGAGTGAACCTAAGTTACCACGGAATCCACACTCCACCAAAGGTTCTAACGTTTGCAACAATGCCAGATTCGTCTACCCGTACGTCAGAACTAGAGCCTGACCCAATAATGATTGAGGCGCTGCAAAGACGACAGATCGACAATCACGATAAGCTCGCTGATTATGTAAACACTAGAATGGGTGAGTTACTTGCTGAGCTTGAGCGGGTTCCATTGCAGCATAGAGACGACTCGTCATGGAAGCCAATGTACGACAAACTTAGCGGAGCTTTAGCTACGCTTTAATGTTCGCAATATTTATTGTGGTATCGGTCTTGACCAAAGTATAACTATTTTGAAGATTTACCCAATCCACAAGAAGAGCGGTAAGATTTCTAGTAATAGCATTAATAGTGTACGAAGTCACCAAGTTAGATAAGACTATATGTCCATATCCGTTGCTAGCCGCTGAAAACCAACGATAGTCCGGTGCGTGCAAACTACCCGAAAAATTATACTGTATGTACCTTTTAGACAAGTAAGACAATCGATCAGTAGTCTGTGTTTTAAGTTCTGTGTGAAAATAGATGTTAAAGATGGGTTTACAAATTTGTCTCATTTTCAAGCTCCGATTGTTCGACCCCTAAAAATTTTCAATATCGATTTATAAAGCCGAAGTTAAAAAACCGCGCTTCACTAGATTAGAGGATCGAAGAGTAGGATTATCAAAACCTACGTCTACAAGCCAATAAATCTAGTGAAGCGCAGTCAAACAAAGGCTACCCGGGCACCAGTAATACCCGGGTAGCCGCCGAACGTCGTGCACAAGCACAACGCCCAGCCGAGTGTTCATTTCTTCTTGGTGGTTTTGTCAGCAGGAGTCTTGGTCTTGGCGCTGGTCTTGGAGTCGGCCACGGTGGCAGCTGCAGCCTTCGGAAGAGCAGCAGCCGAGACTCGGTGCACAGCATTGCAGACCGTGCAGTACTGTTTCTCTTCGGTCTTCGCGGCACCGCGTTTTCCGCCGCGCGCCGTGTAGACACGGCGGTTCTTGCCGTAGGTGCGGTCCTGGAACTCGTGCGGTTGGCACGTCTTGCACTCACGAATCGGCATCGTTCACCCTTTCACGGTTCGTCGCGAAATTCGTACTTTGTATGCAAAGGCAACGTTGCTGCCCGTGCACCAGTAAGCTTTCTAAAATGATACCAGTAACCTGTCCGTGTCTGTGTTGGACTTTTCCAGTAGATCACTGGATTCCAATTATCCGGAGCCCCAGGTATCCGGATAGGAATCCACAAAGCTAATGCAATTTTAAGTACTACTATTGGTAGGGTGGTATTCATAGCACACCGATTATACTCAGCACAATAATTACAGTAAGTGCAGTGAGTAAACCTGGCAGAAAACGCGGATGCTCAAATATTGTTGAAATCAGACTTTGTTCTTCGTCTGCTTTCCACATAAAGCCAACGGCAGGATTCGAACCTGCGGTGTGCTCGCGCAACAGCATTACAAAAGCTGCCCTTTCAGCCACTCAGGCACGTTGGCTATGGGACCCCTCGGCGCTGCTCTACCAGCTGAGCTAAGGCGGCTAAGGAATCTAATGATACTCTACTGCAAACAAGAAAAACATACCCATTATTTGAATAGGTAAAAATTAGTAGAAAATGTCTAAGTCGCGGTAACTAGGTTAACTGCAGCTTTTCATTAATCGAAACAGTGCCTTTGATTAAAAAGCACCGAGTGACGACTAATAAAAAGCTGTAGGTACAAAGTCACGGTTTGATCTGCTGAATGTCCTGCAAGATTTTCTGCAGACGAGCTTGGTAGGTTTGCTCGTCTATCGAGAGAGCTCCAGGCTTGGTAGATGCAGAGATGTCCTCTACTAATTCCCCGACTTCTCTGGCCCTCTTCAGAAGTTCAGACAAGAGCTCGGTCAGCGAAGCGACCCGCTCTTTCGACGTGTTCAGGTACGTCAAGTCATCCATTTTGCTGCTCCTTCTGGGCGAGAATGCAAGATCGCACCACGCAGTGTATGTGATGCCAGCTATGTATAGAACCTGTTTCAAGCAGTCGTATATGAGACTCTAGTGCGCTAAACTCTATTGAAAGCTTGGAGCCCCACCCAACCGGGACCGGCTCTTCCGAGCTAGCGTACTGGAGGTCTTCAATTTTGGACATGATATTAGTCCAAAGACCGGCCAGCCTTCTTATGGTTCTAATTCTTCTTTTAGTTGTAGTTCTTCCCTGCCTGGTCACGTTGCCTCATTAATCTACGGAGCGGCTAGATTCCCACGCAGCAGCCCATCGACCGCGCCATGTTGTCTACATGGAGCCTGCAGTGGCTATCCCCTGAATCACGCAACGTTATTCGTGATATCAGTTCTCCAAACTCCGTATAGAGTTCGGGTGACGACTCATCCTTCGTCAATCTCTCCTGACTCATGTGCTGAGATTTTCTAGCCATGACCACCGCGTTAATCCAAATCTTGTTCAGCTTTGTGTACATGATTCTTCTTTTATATCTGTTTCTGTGTTCGGTCATGTTACCTCCGTAATCTACTGGGCTGACTCTCGTCAGCTCAGTAGTGTTGTTGTGGTTTGGAGAGCTCGAACGAGCTCTGTCATGAGACCAGCTACAGCGGAGTCCACGACTTTCGTGCCGGGAGTTGCCTGGTAGAGCAGAAGTGACGCACCTTCTGGTACATCCGGATTAAACGCTAGATAACGTTTAGACACCTGAAATTCCGACGTCCCGTTGAGCAGAAACGCCGTATGTTCGTCTAGAGCCGCTCGTTCATACTGCTCTTTTTTTGCCACTTGAAACATTGTGACTCGTGCGAACACGTCAAGATGCCTCGACTGTGTTTTCGATAGAGCGCCGAGTCTTCCCTCAAGGATTATGCAGTAGTCTACCAGTGTGGGCCAGAACTCCCAGCTGACGTGGTCTCCTGCTAGTGACAACAGGTAGGCTAACCAGCGCGGCATCAGCTCCTCTGGGCAGTTGCCTGGACGAGCATGAAGATCTCCGGCCATCGCCGGATACAATCCGATCAGCTGTCGCCCATTTAACCCTACGTCACCCCATCTGCCTCGTATCAGGCATCCTGTGCTTTTTGCATTAGCTAATGTGAGTAGATTGGTGGTCGGGCGACTAGGTCCCATTGCGGTTCTTTTTGCCATGTTACCTCCTTCCTAAGAAGTAAGGAACCACAAGCTAATATGACGCAAAAACCGCAATAATTAAGCACTTATTTTTGGGGTTATTCCATGCAGTATACCGCTTATAGATACGCTAATTGAGTAAATAGGCTCTGCCTTGTTCGTTTCTGCCCAGGTATCCGAGGTATAGTCATAGAGCACACTCCACCCAGTGACCACCACGTATCTATTGTCTATAAGCATCAGAATAAACCCATGACTGGCTACCTCATCCGGATTAGAGAGGTACCCATCAAACGCATGTTTAACCCTACCACCTACAGCATAGCAATGTTCAACAACCCCATTGAGGGCCTTTATAAGCACGCTATACAGAACCACGTAACCGGCCTCTTTAAAGGTTAAAACCGCATCTTGCTCGGGTGGCTCTTCATTTAAAGCGTACTTAAAAAAAGCGCGGACTTTTCCGAAGTCCGCGCTCAAGTCGTATAGCAGGTTAGTTAGCTTTACAGTGTCGGTTGGACCCATCTTAAAGCCCTCGGGTTAACTGGAAGACAGACCGATAAATCGTGGCTTTTTCTAGTCCCTTGATTGCGGCAAATGCGGACGGTGGATTAGCGTTAGGTGTTAAGGCTGAACCGAGCACAATGACCTGAATTCCAGCATCTGGCATATTGAGGGCGTGCCGATAGTTAAAGGCTAACTGTTTGCTTGAGTAGGCGTGAGCCTTCTCGACATTCACCGTATCCACGTATACCATGACATTTCCGTTGTCGATATACGCACCGACTTTACATTCTGGATCGTTCGGAATCTGAGATAGAGCTGCTAGGGTAGCCGGGTCAAGGTTAGGCTTAATTGGTGTGATCTTTACTACGGTTGAGTCCTCTTCGGACAACTCAGGAATGAAGGCATTTTTAGCCTCTTCCTTCATCGGTTTCATACTGTCCTGCGTTGGGTTAGCCAGAGGGTTCGGAACTAGCTGGTTGGTGGTCATATCAAGCATAAAATTAGCTGGAGCTAATGGGTTTGGAATTGGTTGTCCGCTCATCATATCGGTTGTGAAATTTCCGTCGTACATCAGATTTCTACCTTTACTAGGGATGTTCCCTGCTTTAAGTAAGTTCTAAACTTTCGCGTTGTTGGTATATTAAGCAAAGTTTTAAGTTTTTCTATATCAGCCTGCCTCATGTTCATTAGATGGTTCTTGATCTTGGTTGCAACTGTTGCTCTGTTCGTAACAGCAACCCTGTTACATGTTTGACAGCCTTTGGAGTTTTGTAGGTTTTTGATAACCTCACCAAAATAGCTGAACTCTCCCTGCACTGCCTTATTCGAGGCAAGTGAAAGCAAGAACTCCTCGTTAAGAACTATTGGAGAATCTGATGACATTAGTTGACTATGACCGTTTCGTCAGTTCCTGTCGCCGCTATCAGTCGTTTATGGTGTGCGACTAGAGAAGCTACGTCTTTCTGGATCTCATCCCAAATGTACTCAGCCTCGGTTAGTGAGCGAGTATATGCCTCAACTTTATGGTATCTGAAGAACGTTCCATTCCAACTAGCGCTTGGAATTCCTTCTGGGATGTCCTGTAAATCATAGGTGGAAGCAACATTAGAGAAAACAGCATAACGATCTGTAGTGTTGTCTTCATTTACGTAAGGCTCAATCTGAAATACGAATAGGTTTAAATTCTGACTAGCTGAGGTTTGTGCTGTGATTTCAATGTAGTGCGAAAATTGTTCGCCAAAACGAGCGTTGCCAGACTGATATTGGTCAGGAATCAACGTCCTGTGAAGTCTAACAAAGGTTACTAGATTCAATGAACTCATATGAATTTATTTACTCGTACATTCATATCCTGCGACGCGAATTTTACTCGGTATCTGTGAGGTCCATTAATGTCATCTTTACTACGTAATTGTACAGGAAGTCGCCACGTAACTCCATGTTTTTCATTTACCCCGTGAATCCATTGCACAGGTTCAGCGTAGTAGCCACCTTTGTTATACAGATACTCATCTGTTGCTTTCCACGAGCCGTTAATGATCGACTCACCAACCGTGTTCTGCATCATTACTGCAGTATGCCAGTGACCCATGACCTTATAGTGAATAGTTTGATTTTTAGCGCTGTGAATCGACTGTAGTCTTCTGTTTCGCCTTTCGATACCATACCAAGGAATTCCAGCTACTGCGTTAATGTCGTCCCCGTGTGCGATGTTAAATGTGTACCCTTCAATCTCTACGTTTACGCTATAGGAATCTGGAATCAAGAATTCTACGTTGGTTAGTTCACGGCACAACGAAGCTGAGGTCTCTCCTACAAGATAGTCCAAGTTTCGCAAAGCCTGTGCGTACTCTTTGTACTGGGCTTGCCGCCCGTGGTTACCAGGTACATAAATACACTTAACCTGTTCGAAATGCGAAGCTAAATCTCTGATAGCAAGCGCATGCAACTGCCCCACAGCCATAGCATTGGCAAAGTCATTTCTTAGTGTGCTCTCGTTTGTTCCTCCGTGAATGGCTCCGTTCACGTGATCACCGTAGAACAAAATCCATAGAGTTGGAAAGTTGTAGTTGTTAAGTGTATTCTTAGCGAAGTCTAAAGTTCTCTGTACGTAGTTCTCAGCTCGACGCAAAGCAACACTGAGGTTGTAGTTCTCTAGGTTATTCACTCTGTGCGGAAGCACCACCTGATCAGCGTGCTCGTCACTCCAGTGCATCACCAGAGATTCGGTATGAGTCTTTCCAGCCGTGCCTAGGTTTAGAGCAGACGGTAGCGCCTTCATGGGCGCGCAGTACTCTGCGGCCACCTCACGAATTGTGTCGACCGCGTTCTCGTACCGCAGCGTGTTCTTGCGCTGGGCCTCTAGCGACTTGATCTTGCCTTCCTTCTCTAACAGCAGCCGCTCTAGTAGGCGTATATGTGCGTCTTTGCCTTCAATAGATTCTGGAAATAAATGACTTTTTAAAACTGCAACAGAGCACTTAACTTTGCCAGCAATCAACTTCAGATCAACTTCAGTTGGTTCATGACCTAAAGAGGCCACCAATTTTGCAATGTACGACTTGTGTCCCGCAGAAAGTTGGGTGATCATTTTCTATCTTTCATTGCGACTGTACGCCCTGTTTCGAGCTGGTAGCCGACCCATAGATCAGAGCCTGGCTTTTGGTACAGTCTTGCTGATATTCGTGGATGCGCCAAGATGGTGATACACAGCTTTTCGCCATTATGCTCTACACGCCAAGAGTTCTCAAAGTGAGAAGCGCCAGCTCCAATAGTACCATCTGGTCTAAACTCAAGTATTCTTGACCTACCGTCAACAACGTACCAGAAGTGCTTGTATTTGTTGATGCGCGCCCGAAGCGCAACAGCAGATGGTTCCTCATCTGGGATACCCTTAAACACTATACCATCCCACTTAGAACGAAGTTCTTTGACGTACTGCAGACCATCACTTTCGTACAAGAATCCCGGTATCTTTATGTTGACTCCGTCGTATCTCCACTTATCGAGATTACGGTGTTGAAAGATCCGACGACCATCGAAGTCGTGCTGACACATCGTGAGTGAATTCCCGGTTACTGGAAGCTGTTGAATGGGGAATGGAACCATGGAGTACTTCGAATCGTACATCCTCCAGGCCATATGGTATGTCTCTTTATCACCCCATACATGCCGATAGTAGAAGTCGCTATGTTCGTTGAGGTGCATAGTGAGCGCGAGCTCTTTCCATCGTCGAGCTTTGTTAACCACGATCTGACCACTTTCAAACTCTTCCTCATCTCTGTACTCAACCCGACAGATCTTCCATATTGAACGATCAGGGGCGAGGCGTAAGTAGTCGGGCCAGAAGATAGCCCCGGTCTCTTTGTACTGCGGAGTATCGAACAAAAATTCTGGATTTACTAGTGGAAAGTTATCAGCGTCAAGAAACAATACTTCCTCAAACCGACTGTGAATAATCGAGTATGGGTTTAGTTCCCAGCCATTCAAGATACGGCAAGGGTGCTCTTTACGCTTTTGGTAAGCATCAATGCAAGTAACGCCGAGAGGTCTTACGAGCTCGACCATTTCTTTGTTCATTTCATATGGACCAAGATACCAGAACTCTACTGGTAATTTGCATCCAAGTTCTCTAAGGCGACGCACTGCAACGTAGGCACACGTAAAGTACGTCTGACCACCAGCACACATCACGATACCGCGTCCTTTATACTTATTTCTAGGGTACGGAGACGTCGAGCGCATGACCTCTTGGGCTTTGTTTTGGTAATCCTGAAAGATCTCCTCTTGTGTTTTTGTTGCTGTAGAAGACGTCATGGTAGCCTTTCGCGCTGCTTGTGCGCCCTTTCTCTCTAGGACCTGTAAATAAAAACGAGAATTTCTATTTTCAACAGACATTAGATGCTCTCGAATATACGATCAAAAAAAGATAAACAAGCACCATCATCAATCTCAGGTCTTAATGAATCGTTGATTAAGTACGGCTGCCTGAACATCTCGTCGTACTTAGCTTTATTGTTGTCTAATTCAATGATGTGTTCGATTAGGTCTTGCTCGTCACGATAATTTGGGTAGAACAAAAATGATTTTGTATTAAAGTGTTTTCCTATATTTGGGTCACCCCAGTAAATGGGCATTGTGCGAGACATCATTGCATCTACGATTTTTTCTGACGTATATCCAGGAACACTGGTATTCTCAAAACAGATATTAAACTTAAATTGCCTCAGATACCGTCGCTTTGATTCGCTATGTGTCTCGCCTTCCAGCGTTCTAATGATAGGTGTGTTAACGTATCCGTGACGTACAAGATTACCAGGACAATGCACGAACTTATACTTCATCAATTTTTCAAAAAACCTAATTCTAAACTCTGCCATATAGTTACTGAATACTATGCAGCAAAACTCCGGCCTGTCCCATGAGGAAGACTCGTCAGGCTTTTTTACGATAGCTCTAAATCTATCAGCAGACTGCCATCGCAGATATACGGACCATGCCGGAATATTGAAGTGACGGTCATTTGCAATTCCGTCTGGTGTGTTCTCTGAATTCGATAGGTAGTAGTCAAACATACCGATGCATGGAACACCAACTTCTAAGGTATATAGCACCTTTATAGAGTCTTTGGGTATTAGATGATAAATACCGGCTACTCCGCGCGGGGCTTCAGGTGGCAGCACATGCCCATCTGCGTACACAGAACAGAGCGATACCTGTGGCTTGTCGCTAAGCACTAATTCATACTTATCCTCTAAATACGGATGCATACGGAGAAAATCGTCCGGAACAAAAGGCTTAAAGTAGCATCCACCCCACCAACCATAGTAATTTACAAGGATTTTTTTACGTGCCATTACGATCTCCAAATTGCTTACACAGCTCACGTACAGCGTTTATGACGTGATTTTGTTTATCTCGCTCAAGTGTAGGGTACGACGGCAGCATTACACACTCTCTTGAAAGTAGTACTCCGGTCTCTTCGCCGTTTACCAGTTGGTAGCGATTAGTCATACACTTGTGCACACTCACTGGATAGAACAAAGGTCTGCACTCAATATTTTGAGAGTTTAGATAATCTCGAATTGCTGCATAGCTTGGAGACCCTAACAACCTAACAGCAAAAATCCAGTTCTCACTAACTGTGTCAGCCTCTTGGAGTTGTAGCTTAATTTGTGGGTGATCGTGAAAGGCTTGCTTATAGTGATCAAACACGTTCTTCTTTTGTTCTCGTATTATCTTAATGTCCTCTAGCTGTCCACACAACAACGCAGCTTGGACATTTGTCATTCTGTAGTTGTACCCCTGCTCTGAATGAATGTAGCTTTGTTTCGACTGACCCTGTCCGTGTAGTAACTTGGCGTATTCATAGATGTCGTAATTATTGGTGACCAGAGCCCCGCCCTCACCACTTGTTATTGTTTTATTTGCAAAGAATGACAACGCGCCACAATCCGCATAACTACATATTGGAGTATTTTCGTAAGACCCAGACAGCGCTTCGCACGCATCTTCAAATATATGGATATCTGGACGACAACGAAGTATTCTGCGAATATTTACCGTATTTCCGATATTGTGTACAACGAGCAGAACACTATTAATCGGAATGTGTGTCTCGGTTGGTAGTCTATTCCATGTCTGCGGATCCACTTGCTCAATATGTAGTTTTTCTTGGTGATCAATGAAGCCGTTCCAAGCCGCTACATACACGTTATTTGGTGCAAACACCGAGCTTGATGGGTACAGTTTGTTTGCGATTTTGCCCATCAAGTAGCAGGCAGCCGTTCCGCTGTTAAGAACTAAGGCATGCTTAATCTTGAGTAATTCGCACAGCAGATCTTGTGCTTTTTCTCGGTATTTACCTAGATAAGATACATAGCCAGATTCAATAGCCTCAATTGCGTATTTCTTAGATCTTTCAGTTAAGCTTGGAATATAGATAGGTATCATTTCTTTCTTCCGACGACCCCAACTGTGACGATATTGTGAATATTTCCATCGCAATAGGCAACTATGTTAAGATCAAACAAATCAGAAAAAAGTAACTCAAAGCCATCTGGGCTAATACGCCATAGATCTGGTTTTGGGCTGTGCCATATGAACTTAAATGGGGTTGTCACGAAAAACTGTCCACCAGGTTTAAGTAACGTATGCCAAAGCTTTGGGACTTCCCAGATCTTAGTTGTGTGTTCTAGAACCTCTAAAGCAATTAGACTATTAAAGGTATTCTTTAATTGCTTCGTGTCAAGATCCAGCATATCACATGAATACGTTAAATTGGGGTCTTGCATCCGATCCACAGAACTGTACTGCCCACCTCTGGCTGTGACATAGTCACGAATTGGAACAACCAGACTAGGTTCTGGTGATAGTGACGGAATAGCCGGACCTACTTCTAGGGTGTTGCCAGTCACCAGCGGCTTAATAAATTCACTGGAAAAATCGTAGACGTTTTTCCTGAGATCGTATATTTCGTTATTTGTGCGAGCCATCATTCTTACGTCGAGGGACATTTATCTTCCTTTGCACTTTTTTCCATGAAGTAAATTGTACAGCTCTATCGTCAACAAAATACTCAGCCTGCGGCTTACCACACATCAGCATGTCATATTTAAATTTATGGTGTTTTAGCCAGCGAGTAGTCGAGCGCCACTCGCTCCAGCAACGTGCTGTGTAGAAGATGATATAAAACTCACGATAGAGCCTATTGCACGTTACAACAGCGCTCTTTATCGGTCTTAGGCGAGTTCCAAGTTCTTGTCGTTTTCTGTAGGAAACTTCGGAACAGACCGTACCATCAAGGTCAATCACTAGTCTCGGTAATTTGGCTCTCGTTGACATAGTACTCTGAATGGTACCGAATCATACGCACTCCGCCTACCCCCACGTCAAAAGTTCTAGGCGACTCTTCGTACAGAACTTGGTTAATGTACTTAGCTACATTCAGCCCTACATGAATGCTCAAAACAACTCCGCCTCCGAAGCGTGCATTAATTTCGAACACTTTAAATGAATCACTCAAATGAGACCCGAAAAACTGTACACAAAGTGGTCCGACGACCTTCAGCTTTAGACCTAGTTCGCTGAGGAACGAAAATAAGGCTTTAAACTGTCTGGACTTCCGGTTGTTGAACACCGGGCATGTCTTGCTGTCTACGACTTCGCCGCCCTCTACGCGCGTTCGTTGACGAACACACAAACCCACAATTTGATTATCGATACCGAAAAAAACATCACAAGACATTTCTACTAATGCACTATCTACGCTGCAGTCTAATTGTACGACGTTGTTTTGGTCTAACTGTAAAAGATTCAACTCGTCTTTTGTAACATTTGCTTTATACACCCCTCGACTGCTTCGACCGTAGCGCGGTTTGACGACTACAGCCCCGGGAGCAGCTTTTGGGTAGTATTCCTCGAACTCCTGAAGCATGAAACGTTCGAATTCTCTCTTGTCGTAGGCTGTAACCGTGCTCTCGTGTGACCCTACCAACGGAATTACATTTTTATTGCAATTTGTTTGTTTTTCATTTGCTAGTAATACTGTTAAGTTATCCATAAGAGGGATGACACAAATTTTGTTATTTCGCGTATTCGCTAGCAACCTTTTGATAAAGGTTTTGTCGTCATTACCGTAGTGTGCTGAATTGTGAACTTTACAGCTATCAATTACATCTAATGGAGTATTATCCGAATTCTCCAGAGACTCAACCTTAAAGTACTGGGACAAATACCGTGCAAACGACACCCGTCTACCGGCACCTAAAAGTAATACCGAGTCTCTCATGATTAATCCCTCGTGTGACAGTACACAGCATCTAGCATTTTTTGTTTATTGTGTACTGCGCATACGTCAAACAAAGGATTTGGTAAAACGGAATTTAAACCAAAGTCATGAATTCCGTTCATGTTTGAGTCTGCTAAACTTAAAAAATATACCTTATTATCAATCGAGAGCTTGTTGATACCGAAGACCGCAGCTCCGGAACATCGATGAATGACAAGTCTAGACTTCGTGATTAAATAACCATTTTCATTCAAATCAAACCGAAGTTCTCCACAGTACTTTCTGATTAATTGACGCGTGTAGATTACGTTATCTAACTTGAGTTGATCTTCAAAATTAGACACTAGAAAAGTAATTCCGGGAAACTCATTAGCCAGCTCTGTAATGGTAGGATTCATGTCAAAGTTATTAGATTGTCCACTATTCACTTCTCCATTGGAGATGAATACCAGCTTTCTACTCTTGATCCACTCATCAAGACCAAATACGTTCAAAGCATTGAAATCTATGTAAGGCACGTATTCTGTAATATTTCTTAGGTTGAATCCGTATTGTTTCAACTCTGAAAATAGATTGTACAAACAACTGATGGTTGTTCCGTGGGCTCCGTAGTGTCGTCCATGGCTAGCGCAGTACCAGGTATTTATATACAATTTTCCAGAATCCACCCAACTCCCACGACTTTCTACCCCTGGCGTCTTGAGTTCATCTAACAACCCATAGTACGACTTTAGTTGTTTTATGTCCTTGAGTACATCTGGGTGATTGCGGTGCCAGTACTCGTACGACATATTTGGAAACTGTGCAATAATATCACGAACAAATGTTCGAGAGACATGCACGTCTCCGTTATGAAAATGACTGTAGAAAATAATCTTGCTAAACATACTAATATGTCTTATGTTGATCTTTAGGGTAGTTGCTTAGGTCAGCCCCCGCAACTGCAACTGCGATCAACTTTAGCAACTCTCTATCAATCTCTGTAATAAGATCATTTCTCTGAACATTTAAATCGCATGCTTTTTTTAGTGTCGTATGCAGTTTTCTAAGCTTTTCATCATCTCCGCTATACGCTTTTTTAAACTCATCAAAAGACATTCGTCTGATTTGATAAATGTCCTCTTGAGCATTCCACATCTTGGTGTCTACTGTAAATAGTTTATCGATCAATTGTCCGACTGTATCTGCCATCGCTATGTCCTTTATTTGTTACTTCAAAACTGGAAGGGCAACTACATCAGGTTTAAACATGTAATCCTCGATGGCTTCAATTACCTTATTCGGAGTAACCATATCCATACACTGCGGAACTCTGAGCATATTAGAAACCTGCACCGGACGCAAACAAAGTTCTGTAGTGTTATACATACTCGCATCTTTTACTAACTGACAACGTCTTGCCCAGCATGGGCGATCTGCACAGCAGTCCAGAAGTCCAATTGTATGTAAGTAACGCTGCCCCGGATAACTGTTCCAAGACGGTGGCTCTCGTCCACCGGCGGTTACCACACATGGTTTATTTCTTTCATTTGGGTGTTGCTTAGGCAGCGCAGCCATTATATGCATTAAAGCGGTAATTGGACATACAGCCCCTTCGCTGTGATATGCGAGCGAGATCAGCTGACGTAGATTAGTTTGGTTGATTTTATTAACAGTGCCAGGAATTGGAAACTGAATGTGTGGCGGTGTCTCTTTGCTGTCAGCTCGTCCAACCTGGATAAATGTTATTTTGTTCTTGAAGTGTTCCACTACCTTAGCTGCGTGCAATGGATTCCACCACTTTGTTGTAAAGTCCGTCTTGCCGCCACAAACTATGAGCCAGTAGGGTCCATCAGGCAAATCACGTGGTCGCACCTTTTCCTCTTCGGATAAATGCAAGTCGCCGCCAAATCGAGTCGGCTCTATCCTAATGTTATACTTTTTAAATAGCAGCTCATGCATTGCATGTACGAACGGTGTACCAGAGTTCACGCTGTTTAACAGCACAGGGCGGTAGTCAAACTTGATCACATTCTGAGCAGTATCATGTGCGCTGAGAAGTTTAGTTACGTGCGGATTGTTGTCAAATATCTCGCGATGACGACACTGTACGTAGATAGGCAGCTCCGGTCTGGCTATCCGCAGATCACGTACGACGGATGTAATTGGGATAACATCACCTGGAGCCAGAAAACATGAAAACGTGATCGCATTCATTGTTGAATACCTGGTCCGTTCTCATCCTCTGGAAGAAATTGAGGTGGAGTTCTCGGACATGTTGCTCTGGCGTAGTAAAGCTTGTTCGTTAGCTCTGCCTTTGATCTAGTTCCACAACCGCAGGCATTGCAAAAATACTTCATGGAATCTTTTTGCGGTACCACAAGCAACAGTGGGCAAGGTTTAGAATTATTAGACTTCGCCACTGTTTGTCCGTACTGCACTGTATCACCTTTGGTCACAGTTGGGTGCTCGTCTGACTGCAATAGTGTTATCGTATTTCCGACTCTTATGAAGTTATCACCAACGTCCTCAACGGTACCAGACACAGATGCAAATGTACAGCCACCGGTTTTCGTGCACTTATCAAACCGAGAATCGAATACTTCTTTTGTAACCTTTGGGCCAGTTACTGCTGCTAGGTACTGCGCAATCTTGTGCAAAAACGGTGGAGGCTTCTTGTGTGGGGCAAGTTGATGCGGATGTTTGTGCTCTACGGGCTTAGGTATAGTTTGTACGGGATGTGTTGTAGGACGTGGCACCGGCACAGAAACATTGGTATTTTTTATTTTAGCTATCAACTCTTCTTCAGCTTTTCCATCTGAAGATTCTTTTATCACCCACACAGTTGGGGTAATCCACTCTAATTTATTTTTGATTTCCGCGATTTTCTCTGGATTGTCGGAGAACTTTGACAACATCAGATTAAACTGCGCAAGCGAGCCGATCTTCATTTGCCAATCCCTGATTACCTATACTTTGATATTTGGACCATTCTCGTCTTCACTGGTAAACTGTGGCGGTGTTCTAGGGCAAGACACTCTTGCATAACGTAACTTGTTGTGTAACTCGGCTGGATCGCGTTGACCACAGCCACACCCGCTACAAAAATACTTTGTTGCACCCTTATGCTCGACTGTGGCCAATAACGGACATGGCTTTATGTTATTTGACTTAGCAACTGTTTGTCCGTATTTTACTTCCTGTCCAACCTCCACACAAGGAGTCTCATCTCTCTGCAGAAGCGTTAGCGTGGTTCCAACTTTAATAAAACCTTTACCAACAGCTTCAACTATGCCGTCCGTAGTTGCAAACGTACAGCCGCCCTCTTTGGTGCACTTTGACAGACGTTCCTGAAAAACCTCATCTCTTACTTGTGGGCCTGTAATGGTTGCTACGTACTGTAGAACCTTTGACACAAACGGAGGCGGTTTATCGTATGTAGTGATATTGCCGAACGGTTGTTCTTGTGTGTGTTTTTTAACAGGTTTTGCGTCCGTCGCTGGACACTGCGCGTATACCTCAGTTTTTGTGAGCTTTGCTAGCTTTTCTAACTCAGTTGGACCGTCGCCGTCCTCTGGTAAGTACCAGATGTCTGCGTTAGCCCACCTCAACTTTCCACGAAGCTCTTCAAGTTGCTTTGGGTTTTTTTGTAGCTTTTGCTCGATGAATGTAAGCTGAGCAGCTGTTCCGAATTTCATACTTTGAGCCCCATTAAGCAAAGAAGGTCATCACAGTCTGGGTCTACCCCTTTCCTAACAATAGACGGGAAAAAGTCTATGCTGACCAATGCTCCTGGTCTTGTTGGGCAGAAATCGCCAAACGCAATGACTGGGTTGATCGCCTCCATGCAAGCTCTGTAGTTAAATGTAAAGCTGAATGTAGTATAGAGCCAATACATCGTACCATCCCAGGGATCTGCTTGCGCCGTAAAGCGAGTACCGACCGAGCTCAAACACTCAGCATCTCCGTTTCCTGGAAATAGCCAGATCTCGACCTTTAGAGTAGACGGATCGGCTAAGAACGCATCGGCTTCGCTCGAAGTTACAGGACCCATTCTAAACAGCACTGTTCCAGATATGTTCAAATCCTGACAGTTGTACGTTCGCGCCGGACTGCACTCATCTGTAGCAACAGACAAGTATGTGGAGCCTATGCCTGATCCTGGGTCACAATTTGGAACATGTGAAAGAGTTTGTGTAAGTGTAGTGACAGCACTATTACAGTCCCCACAAGTGCGTGTCGTGGTCGACACAATGTCACCAGTACACGTGGTGTGGTGCTCTACGGTCTCATCGTAACCATTGCATAACAACACCCCGCCTCCGACATCAACCAAATACTCATCAATAGTATTTTTCAATGCCCCAAGCCATCTTCGTTCGAAGCACGAGAAAAATGCATTACACCATACACCAGGAACAAAGACTGAACCGCATCCAGGTCTATCGTCCCACGTCTCGTATACGTTACACACTAGAGTTCGACCGGGCGATGTGGCATTACACGTAAACGTGCTATTACTGTAGCCTGGCCCAGATCCTGGCGTGATTGGGATATTGTCAGGATCGCAGTCTGCGCTTACGTCGTACCAACAGGGAGTGCCGGTGGTGCAGTCACCGTCACCTTCGCAAATAGTCCCAGACACACCGTCCGAACATCCGAACGTACCGGCCGCCTCCAGAGTTACGTGCTCTATTGCAGAGCACGGACAACAATATGCACTTTTGATTGCAACCAGATCGTCGTTACACTCGCCCTCATTACACGTACAATCATTACAGTACCAATTATCGCAGTTATAGCTAACATATCCAGAACAAGCAGTACAGCACGGATCGTGTGATTGTTGCAATCGATGGTAGCCGTGTAGCGATACTTCGAGCGATACGTCTCTAGCTCGCTGATCGCTAGGCATCACACTGACCCCACCAACACTCAGCGATCTGGGTGGTACTCTGCCGTTCACATTCACGCTAAACATATTCTTAGCGCGTAGGAATATAGCATCACAGCTATCCACACAATCACAAGTGTGAAACAGCCGTCGGAACGGCATAGGCAGATTCCAGTCTGCCTTCCAGATACCGCGCGGCTGTGAGATTGGGTTCTGTGCTGGATGCTTCGTGTACACTAGTGAATACGTAAACGTTGCCCCATCCGGATTTCTAACGATATATAGGACCTCATAGCGTGCGCCGAAAGGCGCAAAGTCATTAGCGGTCATTTCATCCGGAGGGTTAGCTTCATACCCAACACATGCACATACGTCAAAGTTGGGGCAGTTACAGTCCTTTCCGTCACCCTCAACAGCTTCTCCGAGATCGTTATTCAGAGAACCAACTGCCTGGAACGGGCATTCGTTCGTATCAGCAGGATCACCGAGTGTGTTCGATCCTGGCATGTCTGCGATACTTGCCGCAGTGACCCATCCACTTGTGTGCGGAGTTGGGAATCCTATTTTATATACGTAACCTACGTTTGGCTCGCGGATTGGAATTGGGCGTAATCCAGCGACGCACGCCGATGGATCGCAAGGACAGTTGTAGTACTCATCTGGATGCGGCGTGCAATTAAGCGACTCTGTTGAAATGTTGAGCGTCACATCGCAGGTGGCTGGGCTATCTGGAATCCATCGTGGACGTACTCGAATGTAGAACGTATCTGAGTTCTCATCTTCGATCTCACCGACAACTGTCCAATTATCTTCCTCATCGTCACAGTTAACTGTTAGAACAATGTCCCCGCCGTACGGTACCAGATCTTTTGCATTAGCTAGGGAGAGCCCGGTAAGCAAAGTGTATGGTTCGTGGAGTGTGGTTGTGTAACTGCAAGCGTTAAGGCTGCTGCCATAAACGGCATTTAAAGAACTTCCAATAAATAGCTCATCTGTTTCCCAGGAGCACTGGTTATTGTAAGAAGCCTTCTTGTCAAACCTAACTATTGCCTCCAGTGTGGCTAGTCCTGAGATTTGAGAGTCTGGATCCGGATGCGCCGCAACCCCGTCCCATAGTTGCGGACTTTCGATGACAAGGTAGCCACCTTCGTCTTCTGCTTCAGGGTGTGTCCAGCAGTAACCCTGATACCCCAGTAGCTGCTCTGGGTTATACGACTGCATCCAAGGACCAGAATAGCTACCCTGGATAAGTCTATCTTGCCAGCCGTGGTTACACCCACACGCTAGAGAGTCGTCATAATTTAAGCTGTAGTTATTGAGTGACGCCCCGCACTCTACATTTTGGTTGGCGTATAAAACAACCGGCTTCTTAGTCAGCACATCACCAAAACAATCTTTACACGATAGAAACTCTATGCTGATCTTTAAACAACCAGCTGCCGGGGAATCTTCTGCAGTGGCCGTATTTACAAGCTCGGCAGTTATTCTGAACACTGCGCTCTCCGGCTCAGGTCCAGGAGAGAATGTATTAGTCCACACACAAAATCCGGGTTTTTTGTCAGAGTACGGCAGTACCCAAGAACCTACTAAACAATCAAATGAATCTTTATTTATCGATTGTTCGGAGTCTATCACCTTCGTGATAGTTATCGTAATTGGCGGCTGAAACCACGGAGGAATTGACGTATCACAGCAGCAGTTGCCCTCGCACGGAACGCAACAGCAATCATTCATAAGCTGCCCGTTAGCAAGGCGCAGCAATACGTTAGTTCCTGGTATTCTTTGTATCGGCATGATATTACGGGCACGGCGCAGTAGAGATCAGTGTGACCCTAGTCTCTGCGCTTATTTTAATCAAGGAATTGCAAGTATCGTAATCATATGTTCTAAAGTACCCGTAGAGATTACCACTAACGGCATCAAATGCAAAACGGGTCAAAACTGTTGTACTAAGTTTGATCGAAGCGTCCGGATTTACAGTACGAGTCCATGTGTCGGATAGTGCTGTAATTTGGGTACTGACATCAGTACTTCCGATAGTTACAAGTCCGCCCGGCGGTGGAGTGGGCTCGATGGCAGGAATACATGCACCAGATCCTGGGTTAACGTCCTGATTTGGAGTAGATGGCGGAAATAGTGTATCTCTTTGGTCGGGATCTAAAGAGATCGATGGTAGCTTAAGAATATTACAAGTTGTCACACATTGGTGTGAGTCTAATCTCGATATGCTGTCGAGATTAAAATTGAAACAAGATCTAGGCGTAAAAGCTGCTGGCATCAATACACACAGTTATATGATTGGTGATTGTACGGATTACTGGTGGCACAATTATTCAACGAAGCCCCGTAGTTAAACAATATCGGAGAAACAAATTGAACCAGAAGTGCATTTAAACTTCCTGGAACACTTTGAACGCTGACGCCTGGCGATCCTTCAAGTACGAATATGCTCGCACCTTCCACTGGACCGACGCCATTAATAGTGTACAGCAAGTCTCCACATTTTGGTTCATTTGAAGTTGAGTAGCCTGGCGGTAGTGTTCTCGGCGACTGACATGGCACATCTCCAGCGATGCCCGCCACGTTCGTAACACTTACTGATATGGTGTTTACTGACGGAATGATAAGAACATCCGCATGACGGCCAGCTGAGAACTTGATATCGCCATTTAGACTAGTTGCGGTGATTTCAAAATCATCTAGAGGAACGGTCGGCGAGAAGCAGTCATTATCCTGATACAAAGTACTATATTGATTAGCCACATGAATTTGTCTAATCTCACGCTTAAAAAAAGTATGCACTTTCTCTTTTCGTATTTCGATATTGGTTGTCAGATTGGTCCCTGTGCCAGCAAAGAAGTTGGCATGGATTCGTCCTACGGTAATGAACGCTCTTCCTAGAGAGTTCGGACCAGTGGCCCAGTAGGAGGTTCCGGGAGGATCCGATTGATTTACAGTGAACGAGAAACTGACAGACTGAGTAGATCCGGTAGCTTTGATGGTAACAGTGCAATATCCAGAATTAGATTCAATTTTCTCAAGCACACAACTATCTGCGTACCGCCACCCAACCGCGTGTCTAAGAATAACACCGCAGTCAATAAACCAATCATTGTATGGAGTTGTCAAGTATGTAACAGGTCCAACGAGTGGACTGGACTGGAATCTGTTTTGATTTTGATAATCAATGAACATATTACACTACTTGATAGGTAGATCCGGTAACCACAGCTATGCGCAGTCCAGAGTCTGTAGGATCTATCCTGACAATATTTGTTAGATTTGTATCGGACACACGAAAGAATACATTTCCATACGTATTTGGTGTTAGGTTAAATGTGGAACCTGCTGGCGTGTGAACACGCAACACCTTGAGTGGTCTTTTGGTAGTAAACTGAATACCTTCTCGAGTACAGAATTTTCTCAAGAAGTATGGATCGCTCACCACACTGATAGATATGACCGGATCCCCGTTTACCGAAGTCACACCGAGCGACACTCCATCTTCAGCTATCAACCAAATGTCACCGTAGGCTACTTTATCGCCTTCGAGTACTATACCAGTAACGTTTTTAGTTGGCTGTGGAAATACTACGCCAGGAAGAAATGGGAATGCCAATGGTGAGAATGATAGGTCGGCGTTTGTTGGCACGGCTGCACGAAGAGCTGTTGCATTGAGCAGCAGTACACCAATCTCACGTTTAGCGCTGGAGGTGTCCGTTACTGTGACATAAGCGGACTGGCTACCGAATGAGTCAACTACAGCCTGACCAACTTCCCCAGACGAGTCATTAATAGTGATAGTAATACGTGCACTTGTAGCTTTGATGTTTCGAATTGCTAGGTCTTGCCGCCCCTGCGGTGGGTACATTCTCGCATCTAAAAACACATTCGGTGGAATGAACACATTTCCGCTATCACGCATAGTCGCAATATCGGTAAATGGGTAATTCTGTAACCCAAACGGTTGAGGAGATTGGACTGGACCAGCAATGACCATTAAAGGCTTCCTCCGTAGATCCGATTATACGAAGCAAAGGGTCCAACGGCTGGAGCCTCAATACAGGTGGATGAGCACAACTCTAAAAATACGGTCTGGTCAAACGCACAGACCTCACCTTGTCCTATGTTGGAGAGTAGATCGAGTGCATTCTCGTCATTCGCATTTTCTACCACAAACACAGTCCCAAGTTGCGGGACCAGCACCTCTGAAAAGAACAGATCAATCACTCCACTGCAGTTTGGAATTGCACTATTTATTCCAAAGATCGGAGGACGCATACACGTTCCGCTCTCAGGCACCACGTCGCAAGGACCTAGATACTTTTTAAGTAGTTCAGCGCCTTTACCCTCCAAATTAAGCCTGAACACGATTGCATCTACGGGATTTCCGTTGATCTCCCGTGCGTCTTGATCCGTGGATGAGACGTATTCAATTTTCAAGATGTCAGGTGCTGTGCTCTCTAGAATCACGTCGCCTACTAAACTCTCCGAACGATTTAGTTTACCCAGACTTGTAACCAAGTCCGTACGAACAAATTGTGTTGCATTCGACGGAAGCACAGCGGTCTGCGTAGGCGAGCTAAATCTCCAGGTCTCTAGAGTTTGGTAAGAATCGATACCGTTTCCAAATGCAACCCAACCAGCGACTGAGTCAGTTAAACCAGTCATGGCGTAGTTTCTGTATTTAGTAACTGGTCGAGGAATAGTTAGAGTAGCGAGTGGGTTGAAAATTCCTCCGTTATCTCCAGAGATCGTAATGGAAACTAGACCCGGTGATATGGCTACCGAACTGACAAATATCTTACCTTGGTATGTAGATGCCTCGACCCATAGATTAAGATCAACAATAATGTCGTCTTGAAGAATCTTACCAGTGTCATCTATCTTGGTTGCGGAATCTTCCAGTGGATAGCTTCGGCTGCCGTTAAAGTTCTGCCATTGTGTGTTTACAATGTTCATGAGCAACCCACTGGATTAATGTCTAGATTGATACTTCCTTGGAATATGAGCGGTGTGATCCCAGAACCAGGCTCAAACGTAACTTCGCCGAGCCACGTCACTACGATATCATCTGGTCCGTCGCATCTATCAAAATGCATATTCCAATACCACGATGCATACTTCCGTTTATCTAAAACAGCATCTCCGAGTCCTGTAGGATACACCACTACCACCCCTGCAAATGGTGGCGGTATCTGCTGTGGTGCGTAACCTGGAATCTTACGACGACCCGAGTAGTTACGATAAGTAGCGGTTGCAGCAGGTGATGGACCATAGTTGAATGAGGCGGTTACACTTGATACTTTAGCCAAGTTGCCCGTCTGCAGCCTTAGAACAACATCATATGCTTCTTCGTCTGATTGCTCAAAACGAACCGTTACTTTGGGTGTGTCGAACTCTTTTGCAAAGCGATCTAATAGATTGACGTAGTCTCTGTAAACATTCAGCGCTTGACATAGCCGTTCGTGAACGTTCTTTGCATTAACCCAAATTCCGCGTACTAGACAATAAGTCTCAGCCAGTTCGTCGCAAACTATGCAAGGCTCACAATTATTCCGCATGAAAATTTGCGACGTCTCGTCGTCTACCTGTTGATACATCCAATGGCAGCCATCGGTACGTACAAAAATATCTCCATACTTATTCGGCCCAACTCCGTTGATAGTGCTGATCGTATTTGAGTTGAGACTTTCGCACTGCTCTGGTTTTCTACCGTCCCCCTCACCCGAGATTGCGGACAACACAAGTTGTGTGTACGGTTGATCTTCGGCTGTGACCGGTACCGTCTCTATCTTAAGGTTGTAGCCAGCTTTGATGTCTACGTCGCCATCGACTACATCAGACGGCTCAACAAAAAACGACAACACCTTAGCCGGAGTCATGTCATAGCAGGAACTAACCAGCGGAAGCTGCATGGAGTTATAACTGAACGCCCCCATCGCAGTCAATGCTGCTAAATCAACTACCAGCTTAGCGTCGCTTCCTTTGACGTTACCACCACCAGTCTCCAAGGCTTCAAACTCAAAAGTTTTCCAAATATTAGCCCAGGCATTAGAGTGCTGCGTGACATTCAAGCTAGACTCAGGAAAATTGATAATTGGGGTAGTGCCCAACTTTAGCACAAGTGCAGTGATCGCACCGCCATTACTGGCGATCGTATCGAGGTACAATTTTCCGGTCTCGTCCTCTAGTGAACGAGGAACAGCGACGTATATGTCACCAAATAACTTGTTAATTTGTGGATTAAGACTATAAGCTTCCTCAAATGGAAAGTTGAGTTCCCGCGAAGCTACCAAATAGTCGATTTGAGGTGTTGACATATCACGTCAGGATGAACCCGGTTGCAGCGATGGCGTTAGCCAGGGCTTGCATCTGTTGTAAGTTATTCTCGAGTTTTTGCTGTGCGAATCCCTGTGTTCTTACGTCCGTAGTTAGAGAGTTTAGATCAGAAATGATCTTATTTATATCTTCAACTGTGCAGCATGGTTCTGAGCAGACATCTTTAATCGTCAAAGCGTTATTTCCTGTTTGCACTGTAATACAGTTTACTCCGGTAAATTGGATATTGCCTTGACTGTTAGCTTGCTGCCCGTTGATCCGACGAATGCACGGGGCCTGCGTTCTATCCGCAGTAGACAAGCACCCGCAATCTTGATTGAGGTTGGCTCCGTCGATTGCGTTAAAGGTAATTTGGTTTCCAGAGACCGTAATTGTCATATTTGTTCCGGCGACAAGTTCTACTACTCCATAGATTGGATCCGAGACATCGCCTCCGTTTCGTACTCGTAGCCTGCTCACACCTCGAATGTCGGGGCGTATTACCGTAGACACGAGTCGACCGCCAGCGCGGTCAAAAGTAAATACTCCAGCCGTAGCGAGGGTTTCTTGAATGTCTCCGATCGTCACGCGCGCAATCACATCCGAAAACGCACCAGTGCCGTACATAAAGTACGTGGTATTTGGAGTATGTGTCGAGGATACAGATATTCGACCAACTTCTGTAAATGTTGAATTATCTGCTGTGTATGCAAACGTAACCACGATTCCAAGACCGAAGACAGCAACCTCGCGGAGAACAAAACCATCTGGGTCGTATTGAGTGGCCGAACTGATAGGTATTACCAGGTCAACAATAAGACTATGTGGTAAGTTAAACGTATTCGTTACGTCTGTACCTGAAGCATCGTCTGCAAGTGGGTACTTGCGGAGGCTGTTCTGGTTATACCACTCAACCCCAACAACAGAAGAAAATGGAGGCATTCACGAAGACTCCTTAGACGGCGTCGACTCTCCAACGCATACCAATCAAACCGACATCGCCGCTATACCCGCCAGTGCCGTTTCTAGTGATCTTGAAGTATACGATATCACCAGGGTTGATGGTTGGTGGAAGAGCAATGTCCGCTCGATAGTATTGGTTTGCCGTCAAGGCTACGCCCGTAACAGAGCTGGCAGCTGAGAAAGAAGTCGGTAATGCTGATGGGCTGTTTACAGACGATTGTCTTGGTATTACCAGATACTCTACAGCAAGCGTTGGGGTCGTACCGTTCACCCTGCCCAGTACACTAACGTGTAGAGTCATGGTCATAGATGTCGGCAATCCAAGTACTGGTAACTGAACTCGCCCAAGAACAACTCCAGTCACTGTTTGCTTGAGTGCGAGATAGTAGACGTTGTTGTATTGATCAACGTCAACGTTATTCAACTCGACAAAGTCAATAGGGCCCTCTCTCGGAGCAGACCCGGACAGTACACTGAGTGTCAGTGCGCCTTTTCTGTAGGTTGTGCCACCGATCGATACTGTAGAGCCTCCGGTGATGGTGACATAATCCGGCGTAGTTGTTCTCAGCCCGTCCACGACAGGACCAAGCTTTGCGGTCATGCCGTCGATCTCTTTGACAGCCTGTCCGTTGAGAGATGACTCCTCGGATGCGACTGTAAACTTTAACTTGATACGCAGATCGCCAGTGGTTGCCGCGTTACCTTGAGAGTTCTTGATCTCCAGAGAATCTGAATCAGATGTCAGCGATGTCACTACGCTCGCATCTGTCTTAAAGGTCATCCTAGTAAAGTAGAAATCGTGCCTGACTGTAGACAGATTGGAAACACTCTTCCACCAGATTCCTTCGTCATTCACAAGCACAGTATCATTTGCAATCAAGTCAGCTGCAATACCGTTCACATCGTAATGAACAGCGCTGATTGGGATGGGCGGCCAAAAGAAGTCTAGAACCGGATCGTCTTCTATCTTATACCGATAGAGTGCACCAGCCGGTACTGTGTAGCCATTCAGCGACGCAGCCGCCGGTGTTTCCCACGCGTTCAAGCTCGCGGTAAGCTGTCGGTGGTAGTGGACGTGACCCTCTAATGGGTCTTTCCATCCAATATTTACCATCAAATATACATTGCCACTTAACGCATCGTTGTAGAGTGTTCCGATGGTTACACCAATCGGTGGGCGTCTCTGCGTCACGAATCCATCATTTCCCGTGGTGGCTGACAAAAACACAGGACCGTTCGTTGGTCCAGCAGTTTCACAAACCGCTGCAAGATCGCTGGAGGAAAATCTAAGGACTCCGTGAACGACAATGTTACCGAGCGTGTTATTGATCTTGCTCTGAACGATGCCCCATACGAACGACTTCTCTGCCAACGCACCAAAGTTAGAACCTGTCGTTGGGTTTATTGCGGTTAATGCTGGGCGGAATACACCGTCAGATCCACGGTACAGTGACATGCCCGGAAGGACGTTGGCTCCTTCCATTGGCATCTCTCGAAGAATAACAGCCGAGCCAATCATGGCCTCTGTTATTGCTTCGTTCAACGCTACAGTGCGCTGATCGAGCAAGCGTAGTGGGTTGTTGACCACACCAGCTTGTACTGGCTGCCCGTCAGATATCAATGGAATATTTGCAGGAAACTGTAAAGTCATTTATGGTTCGCTTTTAACTAAACTGTACACCCCACTTGATTCCAATCTGCATACCGTCCAGCTTAGTTAACGCTGACGGGAAGTAGAACCGCGCAAATACTATGTCGCCGCTAAATGCGTCTGTTGGCGTGGCTACAAGTGCTCCGCCGTACACTTTAGAGCCAGCTCCCTGGCTGAACGCAACCGAATGGTATCCAGCTGTTCCAGCTGTAGCAGAGAAGAACCTTACGATATTTCCAGTGTATTTTGCAACATCAGACGAAGACCACAGCGGAGTCAAGTCTACCGGAGATCTAATGAAGTCTTGAGATCCAGTTAATCCAGAGTAGTAGCTTTGTCCTTCGCCAGGTAGAGGTGTGATGGACGGCACTACGCCGTTTGTGTACTCAAAGTACATCGTATTCACAATATACTTCGTGTCGCCACCGAGAAGTCTGGCAAGGATGTCGGCACCACGGTACAGAATCAAATTCCGAGGTACAGTGAATTGTGGAATCCACAGTCCAGAAGATTCCTGTACGTATCCAATCTCCATTGGACCGCCAAAATAGCCTTCTACTTTTGTAATTAATTCTTGCATGCTTTGTTCACTTAAACGTAACACATTGACGGTAATAGAGTAATTGTACTCAAGTTGTAGCTTTCTCGCATTGATCCTTGATCAAGCTCCGCAAACAAAGTTGCCCCTACTTCTGTGGTGGCGTTATAGCTTGCGGTATACGACAGCGGAAGAGTTGCCAGTTCGGTTGCTAGACTCACCTCAACATCAAATATAAACAAAACGTGAGCTGGGGATATCTTGCGTAGAAATACCAGATTACTGGAATTGTTTAGTAAGAACTCATCGGTACTCTTTAGTTTAATGAGTATCGAGTTTCCAGGAATCATGTAGTCTGTGTAGAAATGAAATGGATTTACTACGGCTTGAACCTGATCAGATCGAGGCTGCCCTGTGCCTGGTTGAGTTCTTATCGCCTGAGCAACAGACTTTCCAGAAGCCTTGCTGCGTGTGTAAACCTCATCCCAGAATTTATTTACGTCTGACTGAACTCCGCTGATTGGAAACGTGACCACGGCAAAGCCGTCATCGTCTTGTGAATAATTAATTGAGTGATTCTCGTTGTCGAAAAACAGAAAATCCTTAAATTGCACCCCATCAAACACTGGCTGTACGAACACACCAGAGATATCAGCATTCTTAATCTGTGAGTTCTCATAGATCTTTACAGTATCTACGAGTATATCTCCGATACTAACCACATCTCCGACCTGAACGGTCGCTATTGCAGAGATTGGAAAACTGTAGCGATTCTTGTCAGTTGATATCACTGTCTCTTCGAGGTCGTACTCGATCGAGGTCACAGTTTCGCCGTTTGATTTTACTACTGGAATTCCGACAATACTAGCGATTGCCGTTTGAACGCTCAGGCGATCTCCGGCTTTCATTATCGCATCAAACACAGTATTTACTAACGTTTTGTAGTGCTCTGAGCTTTTATTAGCGTACAACCCCAGCACATAACCAAAATGGTTATACACTAACTTTGTGTCGACTTCTAGGTCATTCAGCCAAATAGATAATACACCTTCAGAGTCCACCGAAAACCCGGAGTTAAACGGATCTTTCGTAGTCTCGATGAAGTTGAGTTCGCTGTTGTAAGTGAAGTCGACACCTTCTACCCAAGTTACTGTTGGCTGTATCGGTCGATCATGTATGAATTTAATCGATATTACATCGTCCGGAACACTAATTCTCCATACACCAATATCCTTAGCTTGCCCGAACACTAACGCACCGCCGAATACATTATCCTCGCCAAACTCATGAAATTGAGTGCTGGTTTGATCTATCTCTTCGGTGGTTCTTACTAGCTTTTTCCATCGTGTTTTGTGAAACACAGGGATTTCGAATCTTGACAGTGACGCGAGCGCTTCGGCCGCATCGAGTAGTGTCTGCTCGAATACTTCTACCTGTGCGTCGGATATCGCGGTGAGTGGTCCTGTGTCCGAAAATACCCCGGACCAAAATGATCCGAGGTTACTGAGCAGAGTCGCTCCAAGATTTGACACATATTCAGCCATTACACACTCACATGGTCAGATGCTTGTACGTTTACCGTTATGAGCGACGAATCAGTAAAAAAGAATGATGTTCGTGGGCTTAGCTCTTTCGTGTACGCGCTTCCGGATAGTTTAAGCTCGTAATTGTTGAATATCCAGCCATCAGAATCAAACCACGTCTCCTGTGCTGTACATACTCTCCACGGTAAAAACACTCGACCACGCATTCCAATTGGAGTTTGTATTCTAGTCCTGGTTGGTAGCAACTTTCTCACGGATGATAAAATTGCATCAGCCGATAAAACACCAGACTGGAAATCTACCGCATGTACTGCATCGATGACTGCCTGCTTCACAGCGTCTACATCAACGTCAGGATCTCCTGGCCCACGTACGATACTTAGCTCAACCCCTACCATACACGGGATCGGGGCTCGTACCACGTAGTCACCGCCTACGTGACGATTTCCTCGAGCCAGTACGTAGTCGTTGACTTCGGCTATTTGCGGCATATGCAGTACTTCAACAATAAACCTCTTTTGATTGTCTACCATGTCGTCAGCATTTGTTTCTGTGAAGTACACAGTCATGGTTTGGTATCTCGTGAATACCAGACCACCGCCGTAATTACCATCGACGATAAATCTAGGAGTTATGTCAACTCCTGGAATGCTAGATACGTCTTCGCTTCTATGTACGGAAAGTATGGTAGAAGTGAGATCAGGTCGACTCTCAGGTTTAATTGATAAGATATGGTAAATACCAGACGGGTCGTCACCGTCTCTTTGAAATGTCATTGTCCACTGGCCGGTGTTGCTGTCGTAAGTAGCCAACTTGGTCAACTGCGTGGTTACTGGGGCTTTTCTGGTCCTGACATAAATGTCACCGCATCCAGCGGAGTCGATACCTAGAGCGTTCGCCCTACTTCTAACCATCTCACTATCTCCAGCTCCAATGATAGAAACATCATCAACAGCTGGAAATTGAGATAAGATCATCGCCTTGGCTGCAACTCGACTACCAAGATTTTTCGTAGAGATTCCGCCGACTAGCCGTTCCATCAGCTGTTCATTTGATTCAGTATCGGAGCCGCCGTCAAAGTCAGAAACTGCCACAGCCGACACTACGCCAGGGACGTTACCAGATAACGTGAATACAGTATTTGCACTCACGTTTCCATTTGTACCAGGTTCTACCGCAACTACATCAATGATAAAACTAAACTGATTCACTCCAAACGGTGTGATCAACCGTTGAGTCGGACCTCGCACCTCGGCTTCAGTTCTGACGCCGCTAAACGACCCCGTAGGAGCAAACACGACTCCATTGGATGAGAAGCGTAAAGAGTCTGCAATAGGCGTAAATCTATTCGCACTTAAGATGATGCGAACCTGTCCACCTGCGTTCGTGCCTTGCTTCCTCTCTACAAGATAGTTACTGGCTAGATTATTTAGAGCGGTTTCGTCTGCTAGTGTTGGATTCTCTGTGGCCGTTTTCAGAGAAGTAGCACTAAGTACACGATTAATGTTTTGCTGATTCAATCCGTGATATTGGGCGGCCAGACGAACTACGAACTGAAACAATACCGAACTCGGACTTAAGTCGAGGTTTGGCTCTACAGCTTTTATGAAATCAACTAGAAAGCTCTCAATCTCAGAAACAGTTGTTGGTTCTAGTGATTCAAAGTCTTCAATGAGTACTGGCATTATTTAGGAGCTCCTACTGCAAGCGGCACAGTGTAGTCTCTGTTTACCCCGTCAGCGGTGAGAAGTCTGATCTGCATAATTAGTGTTCCATCAAGTTTAGCAAGCTCTAGCAACTCGGCAGTAGTGATCAGTTCGTCGCTTGGTATATTTCTTACATCTAAGTTGGCGTTATTCCATTCTCCGATATTTTTAACTGACTCCGCGAATATACCGCGAATTCGATCGTTATCACCAAGATTAGCAAAACGTAGCTGCGTCAGAAATGGTGTTCCGAATGTTGGGTCAGAAAAAACAGTTCCACGCTCTGTTAACAACTGCGTTAGCCATTGCTGCACAGCTTTCTGAACTCCAGTAACAGAGAGCCCAACCTGGCCAAACGCCAGATCTATCATCGAAGGCTCCAAAGAGCCGACAACAGGTAAGTTCTGCATGATCAGCAAATCAAGTGACGCCATTTGGTCCGTCTCCTGCGAGTCGCTTGGCTGGTCCGGTCACACACATGTTTATCGGCCCATCTGGCTCACTCTGCCGCTGACGCTTGCTTGCCTCTAATGTGATGGCCCTAATTCGAGTTGTGTTCTCGGCAATGAAGCTTCTTTTCAAGCTGGCAATTAAGTCATTCTGCATCTTGGCAGATGCTCGTCCTGCTTTCGTTGTAGCAGCTAGAAACAACTTGCCAACCTCTTCGGTGCTAAAAAACGTATCCGGATCTGCAACAGTCGGAGTCTCATCAGTATGAAAATAGTTAAGAGACGGTCGTTGCTCAGAGTCTCTTCCGATCAAAGAACCAGCAAGCTGACGATTCGCAGCCATGAGATAATCACCGATGCGTTTTTCAAATACTGAGGATAATCCAGACATTAGATCTTACCTTCCATATCCATTCCGCGAGCTAATGCTGCGGCTATTTTATTGCTACGCTGCGATACTGCAGCTGAGGACAACTTTAGTTTCTTGGCTACTTCGATTACAGATAGCGGTTTGCCTGCGTACGAGCCACGACCCAACCTCATATTGAAGATCTGCTTATCAACCGGATCTAGGTCATTATAGACATATTCCGCCCAAACGTTTTGCCATTCGTTACTATCGACACCTGGAACATACGAAGAGGATTCGCCATCGTTACTGTCAATCAACTCAAATTGACCTTCATTGAGTACTGGAACCGCGAGTTTTCTAACGTATGCAATTCTTTTCTTCGATATTCCCGTAGCGTCCGCTACTTCATCATCATCCGGTTCACGATTGTTTACACTTTTAAATTCATCTATAGCCCGCAGAATTTTAAAGTTGTCAATCCTAACCCGTTCTGGCAACTTCATCGGTGTAAGCTCTTGCTGATACCTACGTAAACCTTGCATGTTCGTTGATACCCAACTCTTCAACGACGACTCATTGGCGGGATCGTACGATTTAATGGACTCGATCGCGATCTTCTTTGCGTAGTTTCGCATGATCGGGTTAGTCACCCCTCCGCCGAACGAAGTTAGCGCATTGTTGATGGTCGGCTGCAGACGCCTGAGAACACTGCTCATAGTCTGCGGAGATGGAGAATACTTCCACATCTTATATGAATTTAAAACTACATCGTCACCATCGATTTCGGCTGGTTTTGCTTTTGCTGCTGACGCAAAATCGCTGTTATCCGTGCCCTTACGCATGGACCTAAACCGAGTCAAAATATCGGGCGTATTTGGTTCGAGTGGCATATCAATTCGGCCTGAGTAGGGCAAATCCGGTGTTATCGCTGGATTCTGGTTGTGCTCTAGAGAATACTATTTTATCAGTTTCTGGTTTTAAGTCAGAGTCCGTCAGCCGAACAAGAGGGCAACCTATCCACCGTGATTGAACTGAGTACATTGGGTGCTCATAATTAAATACTTCGTTATCGATATCTTTATCAGTTCTTACGTGCGATAGCGCTATCAGTGTTGTGCCACGTCCGCTGGGAGCGTCGATCGACACTTCTACTGAACTGACACATCCGTAGAAAACACTCGGAGTAGTTGTGAATCTGTTTTGCGGTACGTCGAGCCCTTCTAGCTTGATATACGATCCTGGGCCTATGTCTAGACGTAGCGGTGTCTGCACAACCATGCTTTTTGGCATAGCGTGTAAATGCGACCAATATGCCCTAGCCAGTAAGCACGACATTTGCTTGTAAGCAGTTAGAACTTCACCCTTGGCCGAGATTATAGTTTTTTTAAACACGTCATCGACTCTAGAGTCCGTATCTGATGCAGACACTCCTGCGGTCTGTAGTTGTTGCAACCAATCCGGTAGCTGCATAAGTAGAATTTGCCCGTTGCCTGATCCTATATACGCCGAGTTGATGTTCAGCGGAGAATCAGAGTTTATCTCTACATTTCCAGCTGCTGGATTAAGCGCAGTTCCTGGGCTGTTTGCCTTATCAAATAAGTCGGACTCAGTGGAGGATCTTGGCTGAACACCTATAAACACAATTCCTGAGACTGACCCAGGAAAGTTTACCGTGCTATCAAAACTAAGCACATCACGTCTTGATAGGGTTCTCCAAATAGTAGTAGGGTGAAAAGTTGCATTCAAAGCAACTGTAGCAATGGATCTTACGTTGGGAATAAAAGCTAGTCGGAAGTTTGGCCCCAACATTAGCATTTTATCTAAAATGGATTGCGATCCAGTAGAACTCCAACATGCTCTGCTTATTGCGTCTGCAATACTGTTATACAGTTGCGGGTTGGCCAGCAACAGATTCGCTGGAATGTCAGCTACTGGAATTTCCGCCGAGTTATTCATGTGATAACTGTAGTCTGGTTTTTTACTAAGTTGGGCGCTGTCTGTCAGAGCGATGAACCTCTCCGCTGGTGATCGGAATCCTATTTCTTTTGTCAATCGATCGCGAATGAGATACATCTCCGACTCGGATCTACACGGAAGACCAGTAAGTATCTCAAGCGCAGCCGCGTTACCTGGATACGGGCCATCTTTGTTTAGTGTGATTCCGTAATTGGCTAAAAACTGCGCTTTAGCTTTATCGGACACAGTACATTGATTATTCTGCAGCTGAAATAACACCTCGTTGAATACGGATTCATTATTACGTCGATCAGAGTCAAACGGAAGTGCTAGAAGGACAAGAGACGGAAGAATCGCGTTATACCATAAATCCGCAGCTTCACCATCACGATTTAAAAGCTCTCCGACTAAGCCGCCAAACGCAGCCGCATTTACTTCCACTGTTTGCTGTGCAACATCTGCCGTCAGAGACAGATTAGGTGCCACCAATAAGTTCGCAAGATCTGATTTGATAAAACTTTTAGAAATAGCGGCTCCGTAGTCTAAGCGTTTAGACCAGTGGGCGCTGTCGATAGAGATACTTGCCGATGTTGCACTTCGCTTCGGCTTTACTGCGATAATTTGACCATACCAGATTAGATGGATACCTGGCGGCCATGCGTTATCTTTTGAGTAGTATCCGGTGGCCTCCAGGTAGACTTCAACAAAAGTAAATTCATCAAGTTTGTCCACGACGTCATGAATTGCTGACGGTTTTTGATTCTTGTCCGCAGCTACACCAATTGCAATCTCCAGGCGGGCAGACGGCACGGTGCCGAGATCTGAATCAAACTTCATATTGAATTGTGTTACTGGAACCTCGATTCGCTGTCCAGAATCGGAAAGAATGACAACTGCGTACAAGCGGTAAGATGCTGGTACTACAGTGGGGGCGTCCTTGGTTTGAGGTTTAAGTATGTTTGCCATTAGACAGCCGCTGAGACAAGAGACATTCGAAACTTAGCTATTCTTGTAGCCGGATCATCAATTGTTAGTTCCATGCCAACTAAGAAACCTGTTAGTACTTCTCCGGCCATATTGACCTGAACTTGTGGAATTGTGCTCTGCTTTAAAGTTATTTTGTTGTTTCTGTAAAACTGAAAAAATTGGGCTATGCCGACTTTGCCGCCGTCACACAGCTCTGGAAACGCTATACCTGTAATAGTTATTTCTGTTGGCTTATCTCCGAATGCGAACAGGTAGATCACGTCATCGAGTGAAGGTTCCATTTGGTAATTAGCGGCTGCGCTGAAACTTATACCAGTGATCACCGCAAAGTCGGCTTCATCAAGATACTGATTGTTATCCAGTTTCAAACGAACACTTGCAGGATACGCACGTGTCGTAGACTGCACCACTCGTTTAACGCGATATTCTGAATCTAGAAATATGTCCATGGTGTCTTACTCACGTTGCTGGCGGATCGCGTGGTATGGCCGCTACCGGGCCGTGCATAAGTCCAACTATCTGATTAATCGCCAATAATATCTGTTCAGTATTATCTGACGTTTTTAATGTAGCTTGGCTGACCGCCTTTTCGTCAGCTTCTTTTTTATCCTTGGCGTCTTTCTCTTGTTTAGCTTTAGTCTCTTCGGCTTTTTCCTTAGCTTCTGCTTTGTCTCTCAACGTCTTAATTATATCTTGAGCAGGGATGCCTCCATCCTTAAACTGCTTGATTATCGAGTTCATCTCATCCATGTCACTCGTTGCCATCCCAGCTAACAGACGAGCAACAGCTTGTTTTTCCTGCGGGGTGCCACTGGAGAGTAGCCTGTTGATCTCATCAAACAAACCGGGATCGTCGTCCCCTCTTTCCAGCAATGTACCGAGCAGAACAGATCTTTGGGCTCCGCCGCCAAGTAGCGCACGGAAAAATTCTGAACCCGTACGAGCTCTTGCGATATCTGCAAACATTCCTTCGGTAGCGCTAAGTCCGCCGAACAACTTAGTCAATCGTCCAGTGATGTTCGATGCTGCATCTACACTAGACAACTCAGATGTTATCTGGTTTCGATACAAATCAAGCAGAGCTTCTTGTGTAGTTCTACCGCCGCGACCGCCGCCAGAGAAAACCCTAAGCTGGGCTCTGAAGGTGTCTATAGATCTTCCGTCTAGAAACTTAGTTAGGTTATTGTCGTTTAACGCCGCCTCGAAAGAAGTAACATCGCCTCGACCATAGCCGTAGGCGGCAGATATGTTGAGTAGTGTGTTCAATTCTTCGTCAGTGGCACCCTGCAGCCCGAGAGACGACCGTAGTCGCGTAGAAATGATGTCTGTGCGTTCTTGCAACTGCATGGCCTGAATACCCTGCGTAATTCCAGGGAACTGAGTTAGTAGACTTTGCGCGGCAGCGCGGTCAGCGACTAACTGCATAGCAGTACGCTGATCAACACCTGTTAGTCCGCTGAAAGCTGTAGCAACATCTCGCTGGTTGTTGAAAAGACGGCGGTCACCGCCAGCAGGTTCGCCTCTTGAGATTCTGACCGCAGCCTCGAGAATAGAATCCCCGGCTGCAATAACATCAATAAACTGACCAGTACATGCGGCACGATCAGACAAGGCTCCAACAATGTTTGCTACGTTTGTGGCGAGGAGACTGCCGCTTGCTGATAGCGCTTGTTTTAGAGAGGTGTTCTGGAACGACGTCGCGTCACGATCCACCCCAAACACACGACCACCCGATCTTTGAAGGCTCAGCGAATACAAACTTGCTCCAGCCTTTCCTGCGGTGATGCTATTTAACGCGGCATCAATAGCGTTGGATTTATTCAGTCCGGCAGATTCGGCTAGACTGGCGGCAGTGTCAATTATGGAAATCAGAGATTCAACCGCGATTCCGGCCGTATCCTCTAACTCCTTAAGTTTGGCCACTCTAGCTGTCAGTTGTGTACTGGAGATATTACCCAGTTCTCCGCCAGTAATTCTTTGAAGAAGGTTTGCGGCCTCACCAGCGTCTGTGACTCCAAGCTGATCACGCACAAGTGACATTGCTGGTAGAAATTCACGAATCGCTGCGGACGCTCTTTCTCCTGCAACTCTTCCGATAAGTGCCGAGTCAGCAGGCGATCCTGTCAAACTTCGTGCCAATGCGTCGGTGTAATCTAGCGAGATAATACCTCGCGCAGCCAGACGACTTGCGATATCGGCTTGTTGGTTAACCGAAAACCCTTGCGCTGCTACTGGATCAGAAAATTCGTTATCCCTAAAACCAGCTCCCTTAGCAAAGGCTCTGCTGAACTCAGCGATCATGTCTGAGTCCACCATTGGTCCACCTCGACCAAAACTTTGATTCATCAATTTTGCCGTTGAGTACGAATACGAGGTGTACGGGAAGATAGAACTGAGATCCAAACCCACCATCGACATAATCATTTGTGCATATGGGTTATTTGCAAACTCAGTAACGGCTTTAGCAGAGCCCTCTGGGTCACGGACTTTCGCTAAACGGAGTATAGAGGTCAGTCGAGCTGCTTCTATGTCAACGAGATCTTTTCGAGATCTCATGACATTCATCATTTGTTGAGTTTGTTGTTGGTTAAAACTATAGTTAAAGTAACTAGAGGGTGCAAACGGGTTTCTCATCATTGCATTGCCGCCACCCATCATGGAGTTCATAAATGGGAGCATGCTTTGAATTACTTGATCCCCTTGCGGTCCTAGGAGACCAGAGAGAAATGATGGAGTAAACGGTATAGAATATCCACGGCTCGAGCCATAAATAGAACGACCATTCGGAGCATCCCAAATTGACGTTGTTGGTTGGAATGGAGAAAGATATGGATTGTTATCGAACATTGTTTACTACCGTGGCACCCTCTGGCATATCTTTCTTTGCCAGCATGTTTTTGTATTCGTTTATTTTCTTCTGTACTGCTGGATCATCTAGTTTCCCGAATGCCGCCTCCCATCTCTTTAACAGATCTTTTGTGTCAGCCTCGTCTAAGTGATGATCTTCATTTTTACTCCACTCGAGCCACGGGGCGACAATCGTACCAACGCGTTTAAATGCTTCGTTTGCATCGATGGCAATAGCCTTTATCACATCCACAGCGCGATCACCCTGTGGAGAGAACCCAAGCGCACTGCACTTTCTTAAATATACTAAAGTTGAGAGTTTTTCGTATAGCCGAACTTCCAGCTCTTCAAATATTAGTTTCTCACGTAAAATATCTCGCAAGTTCAAAGCGTTGAACTTGCGATAATCAATCAGCTTATTTGCATGAGCCTCCATGATCATCCGGAGGACTTTAGATTTTCCCAAAAATTTGGAGAAGCGGCCGCCTCCGTCAGCCGAAAACACAGAGACTCAAACACAAGAAACTGCTTAAATACAATGTGATAAAGCGACTCGTGCCAAGACGCAAAGATAGCGTTGTATGCCTGGGCAACGTACGTATCTTTGGAGCTATCAGAGTAGTTATACAGCTTCTGTGCATCCTTACTAAGCACATGCGGCAACTCTCGACTCATGTTCGCAGCATGCACCAGGCTGCACGTTAGTGTAAGTCTACGTAGACGATCGTGGTAACTCATGAGCGAAACGTTCGGAGGAGAGGTCGGTATTCTTCCATCAGCTAGCTCTTTTTTGAGTTGCTCTTGAATTTGATTGATTTCGTTCGTCAACCGCGTTCTAAATGTAACTGTGACCTCTCCGTTGAATAGCTTGTACTGCTTGACAAATACTGTTCCACCAAGAATCGAGCGAAGCCAGTTAGCTTTGTCAAACTCGTCCAACTCTTCTGTTGTGTGGTCCGTGTTCCAGGCACAGTTTGGGCATAGCTTTGGTTCTGTCAGAGCAGGCTGTGCTGGATCAGATACGTCTTTAATTGTGGTTACCGGCTTCGACTCAGCTGCGTTATTTTGAGTAGATTCTTCTGTCGTTTTTGTGGTCGTATCCGCAATCTGCGAAATATCCATGGTGGATAAAGCATCCAGTACACGTTGCCGCTCTTCTGGTGGAAGGTCGGATAGAGTTCTTTGCTGTGCAATATTTGGTTTTATATTTTTAAGCTTGTCTATGGTGGAAGAAGTATTCATTACCTCTTTGAGAGCATTTGCAAACTTTTCCCGTACGCTAGCTGGAAGTTTTTCAAGATCAATACTTCCATTTTTAACGGCAAACTCTATCGGAGTTAAACCTGATCCGTCGTCTTTTAAAATAGTCCCGGTGGGAAAGTCCCTCATATTGGCGCTCATAAGATGTCCCTGTTAGTGGCGTTTAACTCATCTATCCAAGCTTTAATTGATTCAGTTTGACTTTCGTCCACCTGAACAACAATAGGTCTCCAAATATCAGGAGTCTCTAGCAATCCACCACATAATTCAATTTTTGGAGTAATCTCAGCTACGAACAAACCTTTAAATCTTTTTAACCTGTATCCCCAAGGTTTAGTTCCTGGATCGTCAGGCTTTACTTGAGACTGGTGAATAACCTCTCTAGACACTAATCCGTACGAGTTATCTATTTTAAATGCGATGAGAAAGTAAGAACGTAGTGGCGTTTGTACTAAGTAGACTGGGGACAGTATTGAATTAAAGTCTTCAATTGACACTGGTGATAAATCCTTTTTCTAGTGTAGTGGGTGTAACTGAGCCACCACGTGCATCTTCATACAGATCGTAAGACGTGGATTCGCCTGTGTCAAACGACCAGTATTTGTTTGTTACGTTGTACATCAAAGGTTTCTCTACCCAAGAGCGATACCCTGGGTATGGTAATGTATCTACGTTACCGTCTGGAGACTTAACTGCTCTTTCGACCCAGCCGCTAGAAGAATACCCAGCGGCCTCGGCTCCTTGCTGCCAACGTGCTTGAACCCAGAACACCTCTGACTCACCATCTTTAAAGTTCACTGTGTACTGGTTCAGGTCTTCGTTATCTGTTCTGAAGGTGAATCCCATGGAAGTAATGATAGACTGAAGTCCTATGCCCTTTGTCGGCTCGTAAGGATTGGAGCCCTTCTGAGGGTCATCTGCCTGAGCGCGTATCTGCTCGATGCGGGAATTCACAGTACCTAAGGTTTGATTTACAGAGTTACGGAATCGGTCACTGGTTATACCAAGCTCCCCGCCAGCAGAGGATGCCACTTGGTCTCCGCTAATGTCTCCGACAAATACTCCATCGCCCACAGTAAGAATGCTGCCGTTAAATACGGTATATCCAGTTTGTCCAAATATCACCGAAGATTCCGAGAACTCCATAGTGGCAGAAGTTGTCGATGTTGTGTCTGGCGTTGTTCCGAACAGTACTCTCTTGTACTGATCAATATGCTCAATAGTCCGCGCTGCGTACGTTTGCACAGTTCCGGTACCACTCGACGCATCCAGAATTATGTCTGATTTATCCAATGACCGCACGTACACTTGCTTGCCATAAATTGCAGCAACACCGTCGGTAGCCTTGAGCACAATTCCAGAACTAGTTACATCTGTGCCGTACTTGTTGACAAAATCCATGGTACTGCCAACACCGCGAGACTCAAGTAACAAACCGCCGCTCGATGAGTTGCCAGCAAGCACATGCAGATTTTTATCCGCCTTGATTCTAAGATCTCCCGCCCCGGCAGAGAACTCAGCATGCTGCCCAGCACGCAAGTGGATATCCTTCGGAGCGAGAACGCTGAAACTTCTCCCATTAGCAACTAACACATCACCAGGGCAAGTGAGGATGATGTTACCACGCTCCATGATGATCTGTGATCCCCAGCCGTCCTCGATGACAACACGACCATCGTCTGTCATATGTATAGCTGACCGACACTTGTAAAGTTTTCTCGTGTGGTCTGACTTGTGGTCTACGACCACAGATTCAAATGATGGAATGTTCAATCTGAATCTATATTGACTTGGAACGTAGATCGACTTATCTATTAGGTCTTGACTGGTTGGTTTCGAGACGTAGAAATCCAATTTCTTAGTAGCTACGTTTTGCAGCGTTAACTTGTGTCTAACCCATGCGAAGTTATCAAATAGCTGTGCAATTTTGGTATTCTTGCCATCTTGATCTGGATCTTCATCGCGACCTTTAAAGTCAGTACGTTTTGGCGCGTCCGCCGAACCAAATACACCAGCAAACTTATGTTCGCTGTCTGGGTTGTTTGCTGAATCTCCAGTTGGATCATTTGGTGTCTTGAGTGGCTTAACGACCGGAATGTAGCAGTCTTTAACTAGCGATATTGACTTACGTGAAGCGATGGACAATGTACCGTCAATATGGCCAACAACCTCAGCAACACCTACATTATCGGTCTGTCTGTCTTTGACTTCTATGAATGATTCGGTTTCAAAATCCTTAAATTCCTGCGGAGGTATCGCTATGGTCCAACGAATGAGGTCACCAAGTACGCCGCCTAACTTCGTAAGGCGCGAGATAGGAGCTTGGTTAGACTTTGCTATTGGCTCGTATCTGGCTTCTCGGTTACCGTTCACCCATAGTGGATCTGCTACGTTTAAAGTAGTCGGATCCGGTGGAAACTGCTCTTCCTTGTCTTGAGTTGCAATGGGTTCGGAGTATTTTAGAGAGCCACGCATTTCCCATGGATAGGGAGAGGATTGCGTGATCGAGAAGTTCTCACCCTCATCCTCCCCTTCCAAGTGATCCTGAAGAGCAGTCCAGTGCTGGAAGTTATGTCCAGCCAACCTGGTTGTCTGCGACAGATAGAATAACCAAAGACCGGTAAGTTCGTCGGCCTTTAGCGTGATGTCTGAAACACCAATATGAAATAGAATTCCAAGTGGATTACTAAATCCGTACTCCCCGGCAAGCACGTCATAGGGAGTACCGGCATTGAAATTCATCTTACGAGTCGGAGTCTGCACTGCATTGTTGTGCGCAACGTCTTCTTTAATACCGACACCAGAATATGGAGTTACCCACGTAGGCTGAACATTGACCGAGCTCTCAGTTAAGAACGGGGCAGCTCCAAGTATGTAACAATGCGGCGCGTTTGGTGGTTGATAGCAGACCACCAACGTACCAGGAAGGTAGACGCCGTGAGACCTGACACCGTAACCAATACTAGAGAAGTTAGCGGGAGTGCCGTAGATTGGGGCACTAAAGTTAACCGATATTTGGTACAAATTCCAAAACTGCACAACGTCTTCAATTACCCCCAAGAAGACTGTGCGATCTACTTTATCCTGTCCGTGTTTTCGACTATCTAAGGTATGCATGTTCTCACACGTGAGAATATCAGTATAGTAGCCCTAAACAAAAAACGCCAGTCCCGTGAGACTGGCGTTTGATAGTATAGATAAAGCACATGTTACGTATTCGTTTGTTCCATACCGGTAAAGACTAGTGTCAAGTTTTCTGTCAACGCGATCTGGTCTACTGCAATCTGAAATGCAATGGCGCTAATTAAGCAATTAGAAAACTTCCATCTAGATGCCTGGACTGGTTTACCTGCAATCGTACCACCTGGGCAATCAGCGCCCGGTTTAACAGCTAGAACGATATTGTTGTCTTCTACGTTACACACTTTAGAAAACTTTTCAAGAAATACAGCGTTCACAGGTGCCGGGGCCGCTAGGCGAGCAATAGACATTTGACCCTCTGGACGACCAGTAACATAGTAAGTCGCCTTCGATGGGCCAAGCTCAAACACGCGTTGTACTGGTCGCGCGTACTGCGCCTGAACCGACTGGACTAAAAATCCAAGACCACCGTCACCAGCGCCACTGATGGTAAATGTCAGCGTAGCGTTATCCATCGAGAATGCTCCGCCGAATGCTGGTAAGCTTCCAAAAATAGCCATCTGTTACTCCCTTAGACAACCAAGTACAGTTCGACGTTGTTGAGCGGATAGGGCACAACTAGGTCGATAATTATGACAATTCTATCTCTCAACACTGTATGGGCGCGAAGTTCTCTAATCGCGGTTCCCTCGAGAACTTGACCACCAAGTAATGCACTGAATCCGGCCGCTTTCAAGAAAGAGATGCCGCCATCAATTTGAGTTCTGATCACCTCTAAAGTAGTGTCGGTTACGTTAGCACGTCCGATGAACGGCTTGAGACGGTTCAAGAAGAAGTAGCTGATCGCATCAACGTTCTTAACAATGTTCAACTCTCTTGCATTGAGGTCCACGGTATCTGTAGACAGTTGATGTCTGGTGAAGACGTCTCCAGTCTGCATATCCTGAGTCACGATCCACACACCAAAACTTGCCAGACGGTCTAGCTGAGATCGAGTAAACCGATCGATGACGTTGCGGGCATCGTCGAATCCGTTGATCTCTACATTCGTCAAGCCTTGTTGTGGTGCTGAGGATCCGATAAGTCCAGCGATTGCGGCGCACAGATGGTAGCCATCGACGTAAACACCACCACTCTTGATTTTCGATGGATACACGTTATACACACGACGGCTCGTGAATCCGCCTACCTTATCGCCGATCTGGTCAACAGAGTCATCAGCCGTTGGCGTCCTCCACACTTCAACCTTAGATGGAGTCCCGATAACTGGACTTGGTGCCTCGGTCAAAAGTACACGAGATTCACTCAGTACCTCATCGACGGTGTAGGTGTCGTAGGTCGTATTTCCGTAGTTATCATTTCCGTAGTTCAGCCGGACAAGATCCCCAGCTCGAACACCTTTAGTGATGAAGCCTACGTCTGCGCTGCTGTCTAGATCCAGGTAGCCACTCGAATCCGTGGTTGCAAGTACGGCCGAGCTGTCGGAATTTGTCTTGATGAGTGGCTGTGGGTTCTCTTCTTCCGAGCAGAGGAACGCGACTCGCCACAGTCCGATTTCTGGTGTAGATGTGGACTGCACGTGAGCTACTACAAGATCCTGAATAGCTTTATTGAATGTCAGTGGTACGAAAGTATAGACATCATCTCGGCTTTCAGCCAGACCAAGTACAAACGTGTAACCAGCCACGTCGTTCGTTGGCACCGCCATCATTCTGATTCCAGTTGATGGTGCAGTCGACAAACCTGAGTTCGCCAAGGCTTTAGTTGCGGCATACACAAGAGGATTATCTGGGTCAATTTGCGTGTCAAACAGCGTAGTCAAATCACTCAGAGACGTGACCTCATAAATTCTGTTGGCCCGATCTGTAATTAGCTCTCGCCAGTGAACGTAGATGTCTCCGCCCATGATTGGAAGGGCTTCTGTACCATCTAACCAACTCGAGTCAAACTCACGCATACCGGGATCGAACGTAATCGTTGTTGCGTTCTGAGACCAATTCGTCAGCGCTAAGGTAAAGATCTCAGCGGGCAACTCCAGGTTTTTACGAATGTTCAGAGTTACCGACAAGTCACGAACGTTCGATGCGGACGTTGTGACCATTACATCCGGCAGAGATTTATTCAGTACGATCGTACGCACTGGACCGTCAGCCACAGCTGTAACAGGGATGTAATACTGATCGCCCGCACACAGTACAGACTGCGCCCAGGTTACAGTAACACCGTGGTTTCCGACAGTAAATGCACCCGAGGCTACCGTTCTAGGAGGACTTCCGTCTACCCCCGTAGAAGTTGTGACCTGAATAATCGGACGATCATCCACCGAACCTGCGCCAATGGTTCCGCCACGAGTAACCGTGAGAATATACGTAGTATCCGATGGGCCTGTAGTGTAGGTACCTGCAGACGTAGCTACGGGCTTAGTAAATGCCTGAGTTACGGTAACCGTCCACTTTGCTCCAGCGGGGATCTCGGTAGTGGATGGAGATGGGTTAAACCTGAACAGCAACCCGTTTGCCCCAAGCGGCATAGTGCTTGTATAGTTAGTTGTGGTTGGTTTGTAACCGAGTACGCTGTCCTTACCAGACGCAGACGTAATATTTACGATCATGGTCGACGGGTCATATCCCGTCGAGCCGCGAATAACCTCAATTGTGTAGGTTTCGCTCAACACACCGACCTTGACACCGCTATACGTTCCAGTGACTAGGATAGGAATAGAGCCAACTACGGTAGTCGGCGTAGGTCCTGCCGACAACGTAGTAGCTTTATTTCCAGATGCCGGAGCTGCCGCACCGACTGTAGCATCCACCTGATCAGCTTCTAGGCCAATGATTACGCCACCTGCGTCATACCGTACACTGTCCAGCACGATGCTGACCTTAGCGTAATCACCAACTTTTACATCTCTACCTTCTAGGGCAGAGTCGAGCGGATAGTCTGTCTTATCAACTAGATTGCGCTCATTGAACCTGATCTTATTCTTTGATCCAATTGGTGTGCTAATGACTGCGTTGCCAAGAGACGCGTTGAATGAACCGTTGATTGACGCGGATTGTGCACTTGAAGCATCGTTGAAATACTCAAGAAGCGCGTTTTCCAAATACACCTTTGTGTAGCTTAAATCAACCGACGCGCCTGCCTGCCTTCCAAGGTCTGACAACCAGTTGAACGAATTACCCAACAGGGGGTCATAGGCCCCGGCTAACGCTTTTTCTGATGCGACGTTATAGCGGTGAAGGCGAAATTCTGGGCCGAACAGAAATGCGCGAAGAGGTTGAGTCAACTCGGTTGGAGTTGCAGTAAATTGCTGAAAAACTTGCACTTGTGGGAGTACAACTGAAGCCATTAGGTATTCTCCGCATTATTCGCCGCCAACGATATAGCCTTAAGTACAGGTGACTCTTCATATATTACCGTCTCTCGATAATAAGTGTATGTTACTGTGATAGGTATTACCCAATTATCTTTATCACCAGATTCTTTTAATTTTTTCATACGCTCAAGTGAGTTTATCTCGAACGTACTCAACGTCAGATCTTTCCTGATCACTTGTTTAAAGTCTAGCAGATAGAACCAGACCTGTGTTGCAAGCTCTTCACACATCCCAGCTTCTCCAGCGATCACATAAAAAATGTGACCTCCGTCAATTTGAAGTATCTGCTGATTATTTCCCAGCGTTGCGTTGATATTTGGATCGTGTCCATTACCGAGCAAGTTACTTGGTGTCTGGTACCTGTCTCCAATTGATAGTTTCTTACCTAGTGCAAACTGATTTCGAGCCACAAGAATTGCTGGAATTTTTCCAGCGATAGCTTCGTTGTATTTAGAGATAGATTCAATTCGAATTCCAGTATTAGCTGTTTGTTTAGTCTGATCTATTTCTAAGTATCCGTATTTACTCTTACGAAGCGCTGGTGACATCATGCTTGTCTCTGGGTTTAAAAACAGAGCGCGCATGAGCTGCACAAAATACCCAGTCAAAAGTATCGGTGACAAGCCAACAGACCCAAGAATGCTGTCACGCTCTAAATGGAGCGCTGGTTTAGTACTCATTAAGCAGGCTCCACAATCATCCAAGCAATCACGGACGTATCGGTGTTATCTTCCGAGGTGATAGTGAATGATGTTCCGGCGCTTCGTCCGGTGACTCCGATAGATTTCGGAACAGATACTGTACCCAAAGATTGAATGGTTAAGAATATTCGACTATTCGAAGTTACCTTTGTAGTGCTCACTGTAGCGGTTCCTGCACTCAAGGTAGCGGTACCCATTGTCGCATTACTGCCTTCTTTAATGAGCAGACCATTGCCTGCGGTACCCAGATACAATGAGCCATTTGCAATATTGACGTTACCAGCCTCAACCTCAACGGCCCATGCGGTTGTGATCGTTGCGTTTGATCCTGCTACTGGCGCGCCAGTGACGGAAAACGTTACAGCCTTAGTTACCGTGCTGGCTGATGCAAAGGCGATTGTAGGCGGTGTTATTCGGAACGCCCGTTCCGTGGTAATTGTTCCGGCGCTCCATGTCTGTGTATTTGCCCCAAGATTAAAGTCTGCGAAAATAACCTCAGTCGACGCTGTACGTCCGCTCGTGGTGCGGGGCTGTACCTGCATCTTTCCGTCTTCATATATCTCGAAGTGTGAGGTGTCTGCTGCGGTCCAGCGACACACGATCGCTCTACTGCCAATCTGCCTCCACGCGTTTGATGCGGACGGCCCGTTGCCGTTGGTGACTACCATTACGTTGCCGGTCACTCCGCTATAACCCGTGACGACTACAAAGTACACGTCGCTACTCGGAGCGCCAAGAGTAACGGTAAAGAACAGATTTCCGGCCAGCAACTCGGATGTATTGCTGCTCGACATGCGCCAATAACCGCGTTCCGTATTAGTGCTGTCAACCACTCTAAGGTACTGATGCGGTGTGCCAGTCTGATACCCCTTGAGTATCAGCATCGGCTGAGCAGTAGTCACGCCCAACAGTTGAAGCGTGCCATTCGAGGCATTGTAGGTGAAATTGTCGGTCGATCCGATGGCGCTGCTGGACGACGCATAAAAGACACGGTTCGCCGTGAATGAACTCAAACCAGTACCACCGTACCCGGTACCGATAAGCGTGCCCTGCCACGTCCCTGTACCGATGGTGCCGACAGTCGTGATATTGGCAGTTCCGGTCCATGTAGAGAGTGCGGTATTCTCTACGTTACCGAGACCAAGGGTAGTTCTCTGTGCTGTCGCATCAGCGTCATCTACCAAATTCCTACCAGCCGAAGTAAAGTCTGCAAGAGCAGCAGTTCCGGATCCAGTGAAATATGGTAGTTTATCCGCAGCCGAAGTCAATCCGGCGATTGCCGCCAATTCGGCATCGTAAGCCTGAACCTGAGAGCCAATGGCGACACCGAGGTTAGACCGTGCTGTTGCAGTGTTCGTTAAATCGGATAAGTTATTTGAAGCCTGCAGAACTACAGCGAAAGAGCCGGTTCCGCCCGTACTGAATAATAGTGTTGAGTTATTTGACGCCGGTGCAGCGTTAGGGAGAGTGAGCGTGTAGTTTGTTCCGGCGTTGGCCCGCTGGATATTAACGTAATTAGTGCCATTGCTGGCCAATACGGAAAATACGCCACATTGAACCCATGAAGTGGGAGATCCGAATATGCCAACCCCGACTCCGAGACCCATTCCACCATCACCAGAGAAAGTGAAATATGATGTTAGATCATCACTGCTTCGAATCTGAAATACTATGTCCTCTATTTGCTGTGATCGTAGTACCAAAGCGGTCTCGCCGACTGCCCCAGTAACTATGTTTCTAGTGGAGGTGCTCGGATTGGTAACTACATACTGTGTGTGCGGGTCACCGGAGGTTAAACCATTCAAGGAGCTATGCTCAAGATACGGTACAAACGCTATCTGTCCAGCATTATTAACTGTCCAGATATACCCAGAACCAGCGGCTGGGTTGTTGGGTAGCGATAGAACATAGCTTGTACCATTCGCCGCCCTGCCTAAGGTAGTTGCTGCGGTTCCGTTGATTAGCGTCAATCCAGCGTTTTGATCAATGCTAATACCAGCCCCATTAGTAACAGCTATACCACCTTCAGCGTCAATTTCTACGGTTACGTTATTTCCCTCTCTAACTCTAATCGCCGTGTCAGTGGAATCATCTAATCTGATATCTAGGCCCATAGAGCCAACAGGAACAGTAATCAGATTTCGAGAAGAAGTTGTCGGAGAGGTAATTACGTACTGACTGTGGTCATCGTCTGAGAGTCCATTAAGAGATCCATGGTCGGCAGTCCCGCCACCCGACCCAGCAGGGCCGGTTGGTCCTGTGGGTCCCTGTGGTCCGGTTGGGCCAGCGGGTCCCACCGGTCCCTGCGGGCCGGGTGGTCCTTGTGTCGCCGCTCCTGCGAGATATGACCAATAGCTGCGCCACTGCGAGCCATTTGGCGGCATCTTGTCAGTACTCGAGGTGTGGTTTAGTTTGCAGACGTAAACTACACCATTGATACTGATTAGGTCATTTATCTGATACAGCTTGGCCACAAATATCTCCGTCAGAAGACTACGATACGTTCTCCGCCTACGAGCAGCTGTCCGAAAATAGCCCAACTGTCGAACGAAATTGCACTTGTATACGCGGTACCGGACGAGTACTCCGGTAGATTGAACACTGCGTAGTTATTGTCAAATAAAATATCAGTAATCATGATTGATATACCACTGCACGAACTGGAATAGAGTTTGGCAGACTAGTGGCTGTGTATCTTATGTAGTTTCCGATAGTGTCAGCACTTGAACTCCAGGAGTTCCAGTTAGTTCCGTCTGTCGAGTACTGCCAAGTGCCGTTTGCCGATCCGGCTACTGTGTCTGTCAGTACGGTTGTTCCATTATCCGCGTTCGTAATCTTTATAGTTAGATCAGGAATCGTGCCTCCCCACGTGGCTACCTGTCTCCATGCAAATATTCTTGAACTTACGTTAGATTTTGATACTGATGGATTATACCTAGAGTCAGTATTGTTATCTTCGTAGATAACACCTATGTTGTATACCCGCGCAGGTAGGCAGGTTAGCGAGATAGTTCTAAACTCAATCATAAACTGAATCGAGCTACCTGGGCTGGCACCACTTAAATCACCAGAGTCGTCAATAAGAAGCCATGACCCGGAATTATCGTTGATTCCAGAGGTTCTATAGTAAACACGCAAAGGATCTCCGGTTATACCTAGTGCGCTGTTGCCGTAAAAATCTCTATAGTTGCAGAACAGTCGATATAGTTTACTTGCGTTTGGAGTACTAAGTTCTGGTGTAATGATTCTTTGGTTTGTCGTAGCTGCGTAATCCCAGTCAGCGCCGCAAGCCACTGCATACAACATATTTGTCTGTGCTGTGGTGCCGTTTTTACACAGATAGAATACCCCAGCCTCTGACCACACCGAAAAGGCTGTCACACCGATCGAAGGGTGCGCGACAGAGTTAGAGTCTGCCGTGGATTGGTCAATTTGCTTTGTATCGACCAGAAAAATCCTATCCACTGCCGATGATACCGCATTATATTTAGTAATGTAGCTACGAACACCAGCAGCGCCCGAGCTCATAATGATAAAGCTGTCGATACTATCAGCGTAATCTACAGATTGGAGGGCACCCGTAGCGGCAAAAGTATTGGTTCCTCCTGGAGGAATTTCTACCATATTATCTGTTAGAAACGTAGTTGAGCCGTTCGTAATGCCGCTTTCAGCGCACCTATAGATACGAGTACTTGTGGTAAAGTAGAAACTCTTTACACCACTACCGGGACCGTGAGACGCTGTAATAATCCTACCGTTATTTGTCTGGGTGGCAGTACCAGTAAGCGTACCCGATGTACCGGTGGCAAAGGTGAATGCGGAAGTACTCTTCCCGCCCGACAATCCAGACAATGCAGCACGGAGATCATACTTAAAGATTTTTGCAGTAGTTGTTCCGTCTAGTACCCAGCAGAAATGCGATGTCGTGCTTGACGTCGAGTCGATCCCAATACCAGCCGCTACAGTGTTTGTGACGGTTGCAGCGTCAGCCAGCCAATATATACCTCTAACGTTATCCGTTGCTGCAGCTTCGTTTATGTTTGTACCGATGGCAGCGAACAAACTGTAGTTGATGCCTTTCAACAGGAACAGCCCACCGTTTGTGGCGGTGGCGTTTGTGATCGCTGCGGCAAATCGTAGCTCCTCGATTACGTACGAAGTGCCAGCAGAGATGGTCCCTGCAGTTGCAGCCAAGGTAATAGAGGTGTCCGAACCAATGGCTGAAATCTCGTACCATGTACTGATTTGTGTCGGGTCAGTAGATCCGAATCCAATTCTAGCGCCAACTGCAAGTCTGTTCGTAGACCACCCAGTGCCGGAACCTGTCACAGCCGTACCAGAAACAGCCACTGTTCCAGTAGAGAACGCCGTATACAATGCACGAAATCCACGGATAGTTTTGTTTCCGGTGATCGCCGAGAAGTTCATCGTGATGAAACCGCGCCACGAAAACGTACTCGTCGGAATGTCATACTCATACATCACGATACGACGAGTCAATGCGGCGGCGCTGTTCTCTGCCAGAAATACCCAGTGTTTAGTGGAGGACCAAGGAATCACGTGGGGATAGGCACAGGCGATAGCAGTGGATTGCTCCATTGGCCTAGCCAGTGCGGTAGGCATGGGACCAGCGAACTTGTCAAGCTCGGTTGCTCCGGTACGCTGCTGCATGAGAGTACCAAGTAGCGTCTTAGTCTTATCGTAAGACGAAATAGCTTGAGTTGTTCCTCGGAATCTGTGTTCAACAGCAGTTCTCATGTCTTACGTATCCTTAAAAATACCCATAACTTTGTTACCGTGCTAGCAGAGTCTACAACAAATTCTAACATATCGCCACTAGCTACTGTTGACCAAGTTGACAGCGAATTATTTTGATTTTTGCTTTGGCTAGACAGTGTTGGTTTTTCTGATCCAGCGATCGAACTTGTAGTGGGGTAGTTTGCATAGGTTGCACGCTTCACATCTACAACAGCTGATCCGCTTTGGTCCGCAATTACTGTCCAACCAATAATTGTGCCACTATACTCCATCTGTCGAATGCCTTTTATTCCAGTAGTAATAACTGCTTCACCGCCATCAACTGCAAATCCAATCGTATCCTCGATCTGTGCCTTAATGTAGGAGTTGCCTCCGTCAATAACTACCGTACTATTGTCTACTTTTACCGCTGCAGTTATTGTATTTGCTCCATCGTTGTACGTGAAGTCAATGCTGGTTGAGTTAGTAAGCGCGCCACCAACGGAATCCTGCGCAGCCTCTGTGAAGTCGGAGATATCTGTAGAGGCATGCGTATGTGACGGCAGCTCTCCCGCAGAAATTGTGCCGACAGTAAAGTTACCACCAACTGAAGTCTGCTTAACAAATTGCCCTGTTCCACCAGTTGCGGAGAGGTTCGCTCCAGTACCACCTTTGCTGACTCCTATGTTGGTGGCGTTCCATGTGCCTGTCGCGATGGTACCTAGTGTAGTGATGCTGGAGGATCCAGCCCAAGTAGACAAGGCAGTATTCTCTACATTTCCAAGACCAAGATTTGTTCTAGCGGTGGTTGCGTTATTAAGATCACTAAGGTTATTTGCGGCTTGCAGCACCACAACAAACGAACCAGTGCCTCCGGTAGTGAATAGCAACGCTGAGTTATTCGTAGCAGGTGCGGCGTTCGGTAGCGTAAGTGTGTAGTTTGTTCCAGCATCTGCCCTTTGTATATTTGTGTAGTTGGTAGCATTGAGTGCCAACACAGACAATACACCGTATTGAACCCACGCACCAGGAGCTCCGAATATGCCAACCCCTGGCCCCAGGGTTAGTCCCCCGTCACCAGAAAAAGCCAAGTACGTATTGAGGTCATCACTGCTTCGAATCTGGAAAACAGTATCCTCAACCTGAACTGCTCTTAGGACTAAAGCGATCTCGTTGACTGCCCCGGTAATTATGTTTCTAGTCGAATTAGCTGGTGTCTTAGAGATATATTGCGTATGGTCGTCGCCTGAAGTTAACCCAGACAGACCACTGTGCGCTGTAACTATTCCGGTAACGTTTATCGTCGTTCCGGACATGGATAGATTGGATCCGAGCGTAATTGCTGCAAGATCCCCAGAAGCTCCTCGTCCTAGTAACTGAGAGCTTCCAACGCTAATTTCTCCGTACACCCCGGAGCTTCCAGCGGCGCGTCCAAGAACAACGTTACCTGTGGAGGCGTTCTGAATTTTAGCGTAAGTTATTGTTCCGGTATCTATGGTCCATACTGATCCACTGGAGCTTACTGTAATATCGCCTTTATCGCCATCGGCAATAGTAGTTGATGGAATGTCGTACCAACCTTTTGTACCACTTCCGTTTGTACCGTAAAGTTTACTATTTCCTGGGCTCGCGCTGTCGCCAGTTAGCCGGAGTCCGCTTACGTCGGACGTAATCGACATTTGTGTACGAACGTCTCCGGTTATTTGTTGTCCGGATAATGTAAAGTCGATGGTGTTAGAGTCCAGCGCCGACGCTGCAACGTGTAGTCTGCTGTCATTTCCTTCACACACAGTGCCAGCTGAAGTTCCAAACGATACACTTAACGTTCGATTTGCAGATAAGTCACCACCGCCGGATAACCCTGTACCTGCAGTAATTGTTCGCGTGTTTGCTACAGCGTCCGTAATTCCGTAGCCACTAAGCGTAGTGGGTGTGCTTGTTATGTCGGTCCAGGTATGCGTATGCGATGTCTGGGCGACGCCTGTGATGGCGATTGTTAAGGTATTTGCGTTGTCATTGTAGGTAAGCGACACGTTGCTACCAGAAACAAGTAAAGCCGCAACGCGATCATCTACTGACTCATTAAAGTCTGTAACTAATGAAGCTACCAGAGTAGTCCATTGAGTGTTGTAATTTGTGTTGTCTATTTTTGTAAGAAATTGTCCGGTAGTTCCGCCAGATGCAACCCCGGGACCAGCCGGGCCAGTAGCTCCAGTATCTCCCTGTGGTCCAGTTGGACCTTGTGGTCCAGTTGCTCCAGCTGGTCCCTGTGGTCCCTGTGGCCCAGTATCTCCCTGTGGTCCGGTTGGACCTTGGGGTCCGGTTGGACCTTGCGGGCCAGTTTGTCCAGTTGGACCTTGCGGGCCAGTTTGTCCAGTTGGACCTTGCGGGCCAGTAGAGCCGCCTGCAGCAAACAGCTCCCAGTAAGTTTGCCAATTTGCTCCAGTGCCAGGTCTGTTAGATGTAGAAGAAACATGTGCCAACTTACAGATATAAGTTGACCCGTCAACATGAACTAATTCATTGACTTTATAGTTTATCACTGCCAATTACCTGTCCAGTTGATACCGGGTGTGTCAGGATAAGTGCTTGGAGTAGGATTCTCTGATAGGTTTGTTCCTGGAGTTTCGGCCACCTCGTCTAGTTTATAGATTATGTGTGTAAATGGTAATTCAGACATTACGATACTATACGTAACTGGTAAATGGCGTACTTTTGATTTAACCGTACATGAATCAATGCGATAGCGTCTTCCGCTTGTACAGTCCAACCAAATGTCGTTACTTCTAGGAAAAGGGTAGGCCAGCCCGTTAGCTTGCACGACAAGAATATCCGAGGTCCCTTTTGCCCCGTCTACATCTTGATCTATTTTTTCAGTTTCTCCGGCAACAAATTCTAGCCAGTAAACAAATGGAGTATAGAACCCACCAGAAAATGCCGTGCCCATGCTTTCAACGGCGTTAGCATCAAGGACATCTCCGGTGTCTGGATCTATGATCGCAGCTGATCTAGAGATAGTCGGGGCCTCACCCCAGTTCTTACGTTTATACAGCAACCCTTTACTGCCAACAAATTTACGAAGACGCAGACACTCCTGTCTCTGCATTTCTCGAATCTTGAGTCTGTCAGTTCGATCAGGACTTCCCCACGCAGGCTCTACATAGCTTAAATACGTGTCGGTACCGTTAGTCACACGAAGTCGGTAGAAAATCTTCTCACTAATAGCCCAAGCGCGTTGTCCAGTATCGAACAACTCAATCTGGCTAAAGTCATAGTTATTGATCGAGTTAACTATATTCCACTCGTCGTTTCCGCTTCTTGAGAACTCTAGAAATAAAGTGTAGGTGCCAGCAGGAAGAGACTTAATGAGCTCGGAGAATTCCCAAGATATCAGAGTTAGAGACGGGGATTTTGGGTATACGGATACTCTGGAGAATAACATCTATTACCATCCTGTTGTTCTTCCGCGCATTCCGCCAAATCCACCCATCGCGTTAAGCTCGACTTTCTTGTGCAGTACGAACTCACGATAGTCGTCCCAGTACTCCTTGCCTAGCTCGTGATAATACTTCCAGTTCGATGCATCATTTACAGAAACATTTCCACCTTGATATGGTAACCAGTTTCGTAGTTTATAGCGACTCACTTGCTTCAGCAGCAGTCCAATGACAGCAAGTGTCCAGTGATAGCGATAAGGGAAAGTTACATATGAATGCGCGCCGAGATCTGGTGGCGTCTCGTTCCAGTAGTCCACCGCTTTCTTGATGGCGTAAAATATTTCCTTATCCGTATATTCATAGTCATCCAACAAAAAGTTAGCCGCTGGACATTCATCACGAAGCGCAAGCCGAACTTCAGCAATGCTCAATGGATACGGCGTAGAAGTTAGAATGTTATTAGGGGTTATCTCCAAGAACATTCGCTGTACGTAAACAGGGTAGACAGCCGCAGGATCAAAGTTATCATGAGGCTCAGGAATTCCAGATTCTGTCTCTGTAGTTGGGTTGTAGGATTGTTCTGCTTTTTCTTGGTACATAACCAAGTCAGCTAAAAACAATCCAGGGTGCTGGACATCTTTATCGCGGAATGAAACTACAAAATCATTAGTACCATCACGCCGAGCATACACAGTCCGCACGGTGGTTGTCTGATAGTAGTCTCTGAACAGAAGACGAGCAGAAAGATTAAGACTGGCAGGTATGTCGTCTAGACGAGGATCCGCGATGTAAATAACTACATCACCTGGAACACCTGCGTCTGTACGAATAACCTGCCAGTCTTTTGGGCACTGAGCGTCAGACGAACCACGAGCTGCCGGACTCGAATCGTAAGGTGAACACAAGGATCAGTTCCTTAAAGCCCTAATTGGTCTTTCAACTTCGTAACTACTTTCTTCACTGGCGCACCGGTTTCGTCTGCAGCTTCAGCGATCTTTTCCTTGACGGGGGTTGCCGCATCTCCAGCCTCTTCTACACCCTGTACAACAGTTTTTAGTACTTCAGTATTTCTCTTGGCAATAAATACATACCACACGAAGAAGCCAGCAGCAACAAGCAACGCCAAGAACACCAACAAGAACACCCACGGGTAGGTTTCGACCAGAACACCTACTGCTGCGCACAGCACAGCGCCGCCCAGCAAGCACACAGCAAGAGTGGTCTGTTTCAACCAGAAGGCAAACGCTGCTCCAACGACCATAAGCAGCGCGAACACATACGCGATCCACATGCTGGCTTTCTTTGTAGCAAATACAGCGGCAAAGTTCGAAGACCCGCCGGATCCGTCGCCAATGCCGTCTAGATTAGCCTCTGGTGCATTTGTCTTAAAAGATGGCACAATTTCAGAGTTGTCTGTTTTTAGCCCGGCCCCCTTAGATTCAGCACTAGACTTGTCAGAACGCTTCTCGGCACCTTTTTGATCTTTCTCGTGGTACCGCAACTGCACGGTAGATCCTTCGGGTGCAACAATCTTCTTGCCATCAAATTCCACCACCACCGGATCCGCAATTGCTGTCTCGGCTAAAGCCTCATCAAAAATATCGTTAAGAACCAAATCAAGTGGAATCTCGGATTGTGGCGTATTTTCTTTTTGCGGTGCAGGAGCTGGCTGGGGCTTATGACCAGGAGGATATACGTTGACCTCAATCACACGCTCATTGTTATCCGGAAATTTATCAAATACCGAAGATCGCTCGATCTTGGTGGTCGCCGGACTAATCTCAGTGTTGTGCGTTCCACAGCCAGAAAAAAGTAAGCAACTGATCAATAAACCACCGAGACATAGAGACTTCATGTTTAGTCCTTTCTAGTTGGATCTTTCTCAATCAAAACCTTCAGTCTCTCTAGCTGAAGTTCGATTCGTTGAAAGCGAGAGTCGAACTCTCTAAGGAGTCTATCATACGCGGCATTTTGCTTATCAGCAATATCGTTCAATCTTTTTAAAGTATCGGCTTGAGTTACGAAGATCTGCTCTAGCCGTACAATGCGTTCTTGTGTTTGAAGCTGCGTAGTAAGATCTTGTTCGTATTTTTTCTGCAGCTCTTGAACTTGATACTGCAACAAGCTGACCTCTGACCTTGCTGTGATGATACCGCCACCAGCGCCAATCACAGCTGAGATCAGATACGGTAATACCACCATAAAAAGTTTGACCGCGACACTTTGTTCGCGGTCATTAACTTTAAGCGTATTGTTAGCTTCTTCGCTCATAGTAGTCTAAACCCAAATGTGTATGCGAACTAGCATATTAGCTATTGAGGGATTTCAGGGCCTCTGCCAACTTAGTTGTAGCTGCAACATTCTTGACAGCATTTACATTCGTTGGCGGTGTTACTTTCTTCTCCAAATAGTTTGCGCGCTTGACCATCTCATTGAGTGGGTTTACTCGGTTGGCAGCCGCTGCTTGCTTTGTGCTCTCGATCAGCTCTACCATCTTAAGCGCGTCGACGAGTTCAGCTTCTGTACTGATAGGGGGCAATCCAACAGAGGCAACTTTCTCATTGTACCGCTGTACAAGAGTCGGGATGTAGATCTCGCGGAATACCTTGTCCTGAAATTGTGCTCCTTTTTCCATTTAAATTACCCTTTCTTAGAGACGCGTCGTTTTGTCGGCGTTCCCTTGATTGCTTTCCATACTCGCATGCTCCAAGTCTGGATGGCTGTACCAACTGTACGGATGCCGCCCCAGACTTTTAGAGCGCCTAGCTTAATCAACGTACCTACGTTTTTAACGCTATTCCAAATCGTGTTCATAAAAATGGTGAGCGGATTTCTCCGCCCACCATCGTTGGGTTTACAGGGACGAACCGTTGTTGAATGTCTGCCGGGCAACGCCAGCCACGTTGCCGATCGCAGCACCCAAGCACTCGTACGCGAAGAACTCGATCATGAACGCTTCACGCTTCATATGCATCGTAGTGTCTTCCAGGATGAAGAACTTACCGAGGAACTTCGGCTCTGCGAAGTAGAAGATGTTGTCGTTCTTAACCAAGTCTTGCTTGATTGTAACGATGAACTTCACACCTAGCAACATCTGCTCAGTGAAACCCTTCAAGAACATGTCCTGAGCAAGATCGCCACCGATCTCGTCACGCCGGAACTTGAGCACGTCCTTGATCGTGATGTTATTCACGAGTGCGGTCGCAGTCTCCAGACGGTTAGGAGTGGACGGCATAATCTTGAGCGAATCTACCAGAGACTCGCGCGTGATTTCATCTGCCGACAACTTCCACTGAACTGTGCCGGTTTCCGTCACAGTTCCGTTCGGAGTTCCGCCCAGGGCGTTTACTGCTGCGTAAAGGAACTTGCCGTCCTCTTCAGCCAATAGATCCTTGATTGCGTTGTCCGAAATAACCTGACGAACGTCCATGTGGTACGTACGAAGCTCTTCCACGTCCTTGTTGAACTTGGGAGTCATCATACGTGCGAACATGACGCGGTAGCGAGGTGCCCGAATGTACCGACCGATCGGGTTCGTAGCAAAGGGTACCGTGATCGCCGCTGGCGAGCCAGGTTCTTTGTCTACGATCTTCACGGGCTTATCGGTATCCACCGAACGATCAATCTCGTCATTGCTGAGAGGGATCGGCGGCAGAATCTTACGAGCAAAACCGTCTTCACGCATCTTTACACGGGTGAACTCGTTCACCGTGTCAGCTGCTTCCTTAACCATGACAGGATCGTTGGACAGCACGTGGTCCAAGAAGCCTGCATTCGTGATTTTTCCATTATCGATCATATTTATTCCTTCCTATGAGGTTTATTCTACTGAACTATTAGGCGTTGATCGGAACGTAGGCGAGGAAGAGCCGGAGCAGCTTCTTCGAGCTGTCGTGTGGGGAGTTTACCGTACCATCCGAGTTTGGTCCGTCGCTGACTACGCCGCAGATGGTCGACGCACCAGAGACATACTTAGTCCACTTTCCATCCGAGTCGGAAATCAACATCTCACCAGGAACATAAGTTGCTGCAACGTACTCCGTTGTCTCAACTTCTGCCGAGGTGCAGGTTGCGATACCCATAGGACGCCCACGCAGAACACCCTGAGGTGCAGCGCCTACCATGTTGCCGTCATCGCCCACTACGTCAAAGTCACTGCCGTTCTGAAACAGAACAAACGGCATTGGGTGCTTTGTCGTAGTAATGGTTCCGAGACCCAGAATAAAACGCTTAGAGGTTGGATCGATGGTCACAACGCGTCCAGCCTTAACCTTTGCAAGGTTCGTCGGGCTGTCCATGATCGTGCTATCCAAGTCCACCGCCTTATCCACAACCCACGGCATCGCAGGGTACAGACCCTTCGTACCGTTGAGTTCGCTATCAAACATTTGTGCTGGCTTAGCCATTGAAAAAATCTCCTATTTACAAGTTCGAATTAGTTCGAACGATTTACACCGAAACGAGCTTCCCAAATCTTATCCGACTCTTTCCGATCATCTGCAGTGGCCTTTGCGCTTGCGGCTTTGCCCATTGAAGTGACCTTGTTAGTCGATTCACTTACGAGTCTGTCAATTACGCTGGCAAACTTGGCTACACCACCAGCCGCCAGTTCCTTTGCTTGGTCTGCTACTCTCTCTTTAGCGATCAACCCAGCGGCTGCTAACTTCTCAGCCACAGCCTGAGCACTGGCCTTGATCTGATTATCAATATTTTGCAGACGCTCTAACTCAGGACCAGCTGCGTTTACGAAGCTGGCGACCTTCATTAGCATTTGTCCCTGTGTTGCATCCATATGAATATTCCTTACAACAATCTTACTAGTTACTTTTTCTTAGTGGATTTTTGCTTAGCAGCTTGGCTTGCCTTTTTTACAAACTTCGCAAACACCTCAGCTAACTTCTCGACATGGGCTTCTTTCTCTTCCTTCTCTTCTGGTTCCTCTTTCTTTTCAGGAGAAGGCTCTCCGGTGCCTTCAGCACCCTCAGAACCTGCATCAGCTCCAAGCATGTTAGCTTGGGCCGCATCTACGGCGTCACCAGCTGGAGCGGGCTCCGCGCCACCACCCATCGCACCCTCTGCAGCCAATAACTCTTCTGGGTTAATTCCCTGAGCCTGCAGTGCCTGCAGCAATGCTGCTAGGGTTTCTGGGTCAATGTCCCCACCACCAGGAGCTCCGCCGGGAGCTGCTCCCGCCATAGCCTCTGGTGCAATAGCTCCTGCCATTGCCGGGTCGATCATACCTTCATTTGCTTGCTTTACGGATGCCTGCGAAAAAGCAACCACTGCATCAACCAGCTCATCAGCGTGCAGAACTGCTCTGGTCATCGCATCAGCTGCAATCTTTTCTGCCTGCGCCTGATAGTCGTTAGAAGTACCATTTTCTGCGGTCTTCTCTGCTTCTACCATTTCCTGCACAGCCTGATTTCCATAAATATAGCCAGTCAACTCAAGCCATGCTTGCTGGTCGCGCTGCATAGCCTCAAACTCGGCTTTCTTTACAGATACCATTTCATCAGTAGAAGTAGTGGCAGCTTCCGCAGCTTTTTCTGCGCTTGCTGGCGGCTGATCTGTCACTGCCTTATCAGCCTTATTCTTTACTTCCTTCTTTGCAGCTGCGGCCTGAATCGCAGCCGGAGCCTCTGCCTTCTTCTCAGACTTAGCGCTTACGGCGATAGTCGCAAGCAAATCATTACCAGCCTCGATCAAGCTAGCAAGACTTGCATACTTCTCACCGCCAGCCTTCGCTGGGTGAGAAGTCCCTGGATCGTCCTTGGTTGTCTTCACCGCTGGAACGCCCTCGCCAGTGGCCGTTGCCTTGGTGCCAATGCTATTTGTTGGCGTGTTCTCACCAGCACCCTCTACCGAGTGAATCTCTTCAACCTCGTCAGGTGTCTGTCCTTGGATGCTCTTCTTAACGTCAGAAGTGTTTTCCGAAGAACGAGAGCCTTCCTTGGCAGGAACGGTCTTGCCTACTTCTACTTCTGCGGACTTCGTGAGAGATCCAGTAAACTCTTCCAACATGGACAGAATGCTTTGATTCATCTTGTGCGACATAGATTACTCCGTGAAATGGTCGTTACGTATTGATTGTACCGCAGTTACATTATACATGATTTTGTGCAATTGCTAATTCTAAGATTGCATCAAAATCTTGCGGTCGATTATCTCGTACATGCTGCAAGAACGCTAATTTGTAACCTGCATACTGATTCAGCAGCTGAGAAGCAGCAGCAGCCGGTGGGTCGTTCGGTACTACTTTACCAGAAACTTGAGCTAGCTTAATACAATTTTCTATCGCTCGTTGTCTGACTCGTCCAATGTCTAGACCATGCTGAGATTGCAAGTCCTTAGAAACTTTAGACATCATTCCAGTACTGTTATGGTATTGAGAGTCATACGCAATATTCGTAGCAACGCTATAGCCGTGATCCGATTTACCGGCAATCTCAAACAAATTTGGCAGATATTGTTCTGCCTCTTTGATGGTCTGGCTTGTAGTCGGGTTGTTTCCAAAGATTGCAGTAGCGAAAGTCTCCAAAGGAAGGCATACCAGACCAGAGTGAAGCTCACGAATTACAGATGCTACTTTATCTGTCGGGATTTGCGCCGTTCGTCTTCCAGGGCTGACTCCCAGACTTAGTGGACCTAGCTTACCAGTTGCTGCGATCCGCTTCTCCATCTCAGCAGCTTTGCTGTATGTGTTTAGCTTGGCCGCAACCTTTTGATTGTCAGCCAAAACCGCAGGATCAGGAAAAGTTGCAAACTCTGGATCTAGAGCAAGATCAGCACCGCGAACAAGAGCAGATGCTGCCTTGGTTAGAGACCAAGCAATTCGATCGGCTGGACGTGTTACTCTGCTGATGTCGAAGAACGTTGGCTGCTCGTTAATTGCAGCTACAATACTGCCGTCGGACAGCAGAGAACTGCTTTCTTTAGTGAGGTGTTCACAGTATTCAGATCTATTTTTTGCTTTATGTCCACAGTATGAACAGTTATGCACACTGGCTCCTAACAACACGTAAGACTCATCATTTTCTACTTCTAGGTTGTATGTTTCTTGAAGTACAATATCCTCAATTTTACTGATGCGTATAGCGAAGTATCTGGTTCCGTCAATCTCTACATAAAAATTTTCAACTCGTGGTTTAGATACGATAGCTTTTGTAAACGTATCCTGCATGTATGAAGAGCACGCTGACACAGTCTTAGCATATCGTGTCGACAGGTATAAACAATAATAACTGGCTGATTTTGACCATGAACTACTCAATACATGCCTAGATACGCAAAACGGTAGCCCAGCGTCTAAACCAAGTTGTCTAATACCCTTCATGAGTTCAGGAAGTACAGTTGCTCCGCGAATACTGGTGTGTGGACCTCGCGTTGTTTGGTATATTTTCTGTGACCCGTCAGCATCCAACCAACCGGCAATCAGTGCAATTTTATCTTTTGTGTCCCATGTAAACGCATCTACGTGTATGTGTTTTGTTTGTGTTCTTCCAAATTTAAGAAGTTCTTCTGCTAACCATCTTGAGTGAGCGCTAACACTCCATGCTTTAGCGTTTTTATATTCACGAACCTTTGGCTGTAATCCGTAATTAGCTAAAGTTTTTACAAGTTTTTCAAGAATTGCTTTTTTATCAAAGCCTAGAGTCCACACCGCACAGTAAGCACGCCACTCACCGTCACGCTTTCGACCACGTCTGCTCCCGGATACGTGCCCATCTCCTAAGTATAGACCTATCAACCAAGGATCTAAAGCAGGAGCTGTAGTTGAAGAAGATCTGACCGGAACCAGGCAGAAATCGTCAGTAGTTAAGTCCTCCGCAGCAACAAACTCAGCACTGTACCCCTCAATACCTGTAGGTATTCGTTGAGTACTGTATGTAAGCATGGCTGAATGTTGAAGTTCTCGGTCTTGCCGAGTGTGACTTGAATTATTATCGTATGTTTTTCTTTTATACTTTCGCTGATTGCTTGTGGCCTCTCGTGCCGATAAGACAAAAAATGGATGGTTGTTAGTAGCCTCTATATATTCACAAAAGTGATTCAACGTAATTTTCTTACCGTCTTGTCTTCCTTCGGTATGAAAGATACGAGTAACAGAATTTAAGTTACCGACATGTGTTAGTACCCTTTCTCCTTTGGTGATTTTAGAGATTTTTTTAATCCCGTATTCCGTAATTACTTCAGTGTCTGGTGCGAGACAAACGTCGATCGGGACTTTACAGTTATGGCTAATTAGCCCGTTGACTACATACGAATGATCATTTTCTACTTCAATATTATATACTTCGATCCCGCTAGCTTCTCCATATGAAATGTTAGAGATGACTGCAGGGATAAAAATATTCTCTCTTGCTGGTGAGTTATTATGTGCAATCTCGTATTCAGCACATAACTTATGTACGTGCGATGAGAAGTTCGACAGCGCAGCTGCATCAATCACAGGTACAGTGATAACATACCCGTTAATTTTCTCGCCACTAGAGCGCATAAGTTCCGAGTTTTTAATGTTGGCATAAACATCTATACCTGCAAGTAAGTCGCAAACATATAAAGCCATGAATGCGTCTTCGAATGGAATTAGGATTTCTCCGTCCCCTTCTTCACAATCATCGGAATCGAAGATTGCTCCAAGGAACGCGGATCGGACTTCTGGCGTAGACCCGAATATACCCAAGAACAGTGGCGCATGCTCGGCAGTCAAGTATGACCCCAGCAACGCCCTTGTGCCTGGGTCGGAGTCGGTACCCATGATAACTTCACCAAGAGCGGCAGCAATGTGAGGATTAGCAATTGACCTATAGTTAGGATAATTATCAGTGGGCAGATAGAGCAAAATATCACCCTTCTGCAAGTCTCCTGCCTGTATCCACTCTGGTCTTTGAACCAGGTCTTCTTTTTTCTCAGCAGTGTTAATGAGCGCAGCTGTTCTAATGGCTAACATTGGGTGATTAGCGGTTAGATCGATATTAAATGGACTGTTACTAACCGAGATACAAACTGTTTTTCCCTCATATCTATTGCGAGTAATGGCGGACACGCGCTGCCACCTATTCTTATGTGTCAACACCACGTCACCGACATGCACGTTCGCTATTGCCTTGAGTCCACGCGAAGTTGTTACCAACGCAGCTGGGTCGATAACACAAGCCATGCTGAATGGAATAGATTCGTTATTTGCTAACTTTTCAAGATCTTCTTTCCATTCGTTGTTATCAACCTCAATTAACAACTCAACACGGTCCATTGGATCATTGTAGGCTGCGGCTTTTACCTCACCCCAGACTTTGTCGCCTTGCTGTGGTTTGTTCTTGTGGTGCTTGTAAACTTTTGCAAACTTCTCAAAAGTCTTAAACCGCTCAAGCAAACCTTCTTGAATTTCATCTGTGAACGTGCTGGCAGACTTGGTGTGGTAGCTTCCATTAGCTACCTTAATCTTGTCCCATTTTGGATCGACCAGTGCAATCTTAGTGTGAGATCTAGGGTAGGCATCGGCATTGCGATTACTGCCATATGTATCACTTGCACCCATTGCTATTAGGTGAATCAAACTGTGGTCTTGCTTTGGCTTAAAGCTATCGAAATAGCTAAAAAAATCAGCGCCAGCTCTTTTGGTGAGCCAGTCATGACTGATGCTTCCCGAACGATGCACTGGAACCAATGCGGACATTGGCTCGTGTCTGGCTGAGTCGTCTGGAAGAATGATTTTGATCACAGTACGTTCCTATGAATGTGGACTACCGCGTTATTTATAAACTGGTTGAACCTCAGGCGTAGATGAGAACCATCTCGAAACCGCTGGTAAGCCAGCTTGTGCTCCCAGTCCTGCAAGGAATCCCGACACACCCAGAAGTCTTCCGCGAGCTCGTGGGGTGCCTAATTGATGCGAGATAAGATCTTGCTTCAATGTTGGATATTTATCGAGTATACCGCCGTTTCTTAGAATGCGTTCTGCAATATCGGGATTCTTCTGTAGTAACGCAGCGCGATTAGTTATTTTGGCTTGCGGTGTTGGGTGGTTACCGTTACTTGAATAAATTTCAGCTATCCTTCTGGCCACATTGCTTGGCAGTATGAGGTTATCCTTGAGAGCTAAAGGTTTCGCATCCTTGCCTTTACCGAATAACTCTCCTTTGAGCATCTTCGTAGCAATATCCGCCCGACCTGTGGCATGTTCCATTTGTTGATCGGTAACGCTACCTAGGGTAGGCTTTAGCCAATTCCACTTAGATTTTTCTGCAACCCTCTCAGGTTTTAAATATGCATGCTCTGCGCCTGATGGTACGTCACCAATAAACATACGCGTTAATCTGTCTATACCATGCCTCTTGTCGTACATGTGCCCCGCAGCAACAGCACCCTTAGCCGCTGCGGCTGGTACAAGCAGCCCAGTACCCACACGCACGGCTCCTGGTAAATCGTAACCGAGTAACGATCTCCATGTAGAATTTACTGGATTTACAACAGTTTGCGATAACATGTCAGGATTT